TCACTTGGCATTCCTTCTTTGAGGTTGAGCCGCTAAGCTCGCCCTGACAAAGTCCGCCGTCTCCTGAACGGATTGGACATAGGAATCAAGCGTGCATAGCCACGAGCGAAGGCAGCCCCACCCGTCGTCGGTCAATCGGTACACGCGCTTGGCCGGCCCACTTCCTTCGATAAGCCAATCGGACTTCAGGTGTCCTTCTTCTTCCATTGACTTCAAGACCCTGTACAGTCCTGCGGTATCCGGGGGATTGTCCTCGAAGACGGCCAGAGACCGAAGGTCTTGAGCTATGACATAGCCGTGCTGACCTTCGGGCGCTCGCGCCAGTATGGCCATCACCACGGGGCGCAACAAACGGTCAAGCGTATTGCCGTTGCACGCACATTCGCCGGGGCTCATGCTTATTGGACTCCTTCCCATATTAGATCACCTCCACTATACGTTGCCGTGCCACTTCCTGCAACTTGTATCGTCCGTGGAGCCGTTGCACACGGAGAAGCCCGCTCCATCGACTTTTGCTGACGCTTGCCGTCGTCACCGCGATAGATGCAGTACCAGACTTTGTTCTCGCGCTGGATGAGGTTTTGGGGCTTCCTGGAGGATTTTTCTTGGTCATTGCCGGACCCTTTGACGCTGTTTTCACTGCCTGACTTTGCGGTGACGAGTCGCAAAGTGTTAACAGGTGGGAAATCATCACGAATCCGGCAAAAAGTCCAACAGCCTTTAAGCTATTGGTAGAGGCAAGGTTGGAAATGGTCGGGGTGAGTGGATTTGAACCACCGGCCTCTTCGTCCCGAAACCCTCCAGGGCATCCAACGCATTGCTACTAAATGACTTACAAGTTGCATTTTGTAGCAAATTGTTGCAAGTGTTAACAGAAGTGTTAACACCTCGGTGCCCTATTCAACTATGTTTTGCCGGAGACGCAACCCAATGTTACAAAGCGCAACCAAAACGCTGCACTCCTAACGGGGAGATCCCCACCTGCACAGTGTTAACAACCGCGCGAATCGCTCCCGCGCTTGCCAACCATGACAAGGTGATTTATCGTAATGCTCCACCTGGCTTGAATTCAATTTCTGAGCAAGATGCTCCAAACACTCTGCCGCCATCGTCCCCACAAGCCGTGTGTCATTTCCTCTCTCGGACTCAATGGGACCTAACCCCAGGCTCAATTGGGCGTCTTCCGCGGTGTAACGCCGACGCACCACAATCCTTCCGATTTGCCTGTGAATTGGGCCTTTCCTACATCCTATTTTCTGTATGAGTTACGGGTGCAAGGATGGGCGCTTGGGGCAAAAAATCCGATTTGACAGAATCGCGACTTTCGGGTAACTTTCGGTTGCGTTTGTAGGCATTCGTGGGGATGAAACGAAGCTCATGAACGGGGTGATTTGGCCCGTAACGGCACTTTAACGAAGCGTCGGTGCGGCACGAATTGAGGTACGGCTATGGTTTCCGATCGCCTGACATCATGGCGACGAAGCCGGGGTCTCTCGCTGCGTCAAGCGGCGTCTCTCCTCGGGGTCTCGCACTCGACCTTGCTTGCGCTGGAGCGCGGCAAGCGTCCGCTCACGACCGCCACCGCACGCAAGATTGCGCCTGCGCTGGGGCTTCGCGATTGGCGCTTGCTGTTGGAGGCGCGACCCAATGAAAGGGCGTAAGAAAAGGCAGCCGAAGCTGCGCACGCTTCGCGACCAGGGATGGGTAAGCGTCGCGGAAGCGGCGAAGTACTACGGCGTGCATCGCATCACGATATATCGCTGGCTTATGGAGGGCGTGCTCGACTGGCGCCCGACTCCGGGGAACCATCGCAAGCGGGTCAAGGTGGGCGACGACGATCAGGACCTGTTCGCCCGCACCCGCAGGCGTCTCGCCTGAGAAGGCATTTCTAAATCGCAAAGGGCATGGTGCGCCTGCACCACAGGGGAGATCCGTGTCTTCGGACACCACGAGGGGAGACTTGTATCCGTGAATACGAACGAAAATGTCTTGCACCCGGGCCACTACACGGGCGTGCGGGTACGGGTAACGGACGTAAGCGTTACCCGCGAGCAAACGACCGGCGAGATTGAGTGCATCGACCTCATTCGCTCGTTGTTGACGCCCGAGCAGTTCGCGGGTTATTGCCGCGGCAACGCGCTCAAGTACACGTTTCGCGCGGGGCGCAAGCAAGGCACTCCTGCGGCAGAGGACCTGCGCAAGGCCCGCCAGTATTGCGAGTGGGCCGCCGAGACAGAGGAACGGTCGCACACGCGTAAAGTCGGGCGGGAAGAACGCATCTACGGAATCCCCTCGCTCGTGGACGATGCCCGATGAGCGGTGCGCTTCTTCCCAAGCCCGACAGGCTCTTGACGAACTCGCGGATGAAGCTCGCACAGCGCTGCTTGCGTGCCCACCGGTACCGCTACGGGCTCGGGCTGCGCGCGTTGAGCGAGTCGCCGGCGCTGACCTTCGGCAAGGCGGTACACAACGCATTGGCGACCTTCCGGCTCACGCACGACACGCACGCCGCTCTTGAGAGCGTAAACGCCTTTGCATGGGAAGATCCGTACGAGCAGGCAAAGTGTCGCGCCCTCGTTACCGCGTACTTCTGGTACTGGGCAGAGGCGGACATCTGCACGACCTGGGTCGAGGTCGAGCAAGTCTTTCAAATGCCGCTGGCGAACCCCGAGACGGGCGAGAATCTGGGCGATTGGAGTCTTGGCGGGCGGATGGATGCCTACGACTCCGAGGGCTGGATTTGGGAAACCAAGACCACCATCGAGAGCATCGACGCGAATACCCGGTACTGGGACCGCCTGCGCCTTGACTCACAAATCAACTTGTACGTGCTCGCGCAACGGGCGAAGGGGCTTCGCGTCGAGGGCGTGTTCTACGACGTGCTGAAGAAGCCCGAACACAAGCCCAGCGGCATTCCGGAGCTCGACTCGAACGGCCTCAAGATTGTCCTCGACGGCGCGGGCAATCGTGTCTACAAGGCGAACGGCGAACCCCGCCAAAGCGCGGGCGAAGGCATGACCCTGCTGAATCGCCTGGAAACGCCCGAAGAGTACGGCGCCCGCGTGTATGCGAAGCTCATGGCGAGTCCCACCACCTATTTCCAACGCCAGAAGATCGTGCGCCTCGAAGACGATCTGGAGGCCTATCGTCGCGAGTGCTGGCTCGCGGCGAAGCTCATCACCTGGTGCGAAGAGAACGACTGCTGGATTCGCAGCGTGGACAAGTTCACCTGCAACCACTGCGACTACGACCGCATCGATTTCCAATCCATCACCGTTGACCCCACGGGTCCGCCCCCGAGCGGATACGTGTACGTGGATAACCCGCACGTCGAACTACAGGAGGAAAGCGAATGACCGAACTAAAGACATTACCCGCTGCGCCCAGGCCCGCGCCGCCAAACGACGAAGCCCTTCCCCTCTCGGGCGGCTTCAAGATTGGCAAGGCCAAGCGCAAACCCGAGCGCGTTGTGCTCTACGGCACGAGCGGCATCGGAAAGACCTGCCTTGCTGCCTTGGCTTCGAGGCCGGTGTTCATCGACCTGGAGGATTCCACCGGAACCCTCGGGCTCGATGTGCCGACCATCAAGCCGGCCGAGGGTTGGACCTGGAAGACCATGCTCGACGCCCTCGACACCAAATCCGCCTGGGATGCCTTCGATACCGTCGTCATCGACACGTTGAGCAAGGCCGAGGACCTGTGCGCCGCCCACGTGTGCGCCACCATTCGCGGGAAGGGCGGAATCAAGGTGGACCGCATCGAGGACTACGGCTACGGCTCGGGCTACTCGTACATGTACGACATGTTCCTCGGACTTCTCGCGAAGCTCGAAGAGCACCGCGACCAGGGGCGCCACATCATCCTCGTATGCCACGACTGCACGCAGGAAGTGCCCAACCCGCAGGGCGTCGATTACATCCGCTACGAGCCCCGGCTGCAATCGCCCAAGGCGGGCAAGAACTCCGTGCGCTTTCGCGTGCGGGAGTGGTGCGACGATCTCCTGTTCGTGGGCTACGACCTCAACGTGTCCAAGGAAGGCAAGGCCCAAGGCTGCGGCTCGCGCACGGTATACCCGCAGGAGCAGCCGCACTGCATGGCCAAATCTCGCACCCTGAAACAACCCCTCGTGTACCAGCCCGGCGACGATTCCCTGTGGAAGTCGCTGGGAATGAAGTAGTCACCCGCAACCGCAACGAAAGGAGTATCACCCATGGCATTGTGCCAACGAGAAGGACGATTCAAAGCCCTCGTCACCGACGTGATCGTAAAGGAGTGCGGCCCGAACAACCTCTGTGCGGCCGAATTCTTCTTCGACATCGCCGAAGAGCGCTTCGAGAGCCCGGAAGGGCAAGCTCCCATCTGGAAGGACGCGAGCGCCGAGAAGCTCTCCATCACCCACACCTTCTGGCTGGAGAAGAAGGACGGGTGCTTGAACGACATCAACATTGCCATGCTGCGCAAGGCCACTCCCTGGGACGGCCTTGAACCCGGCTCCCTCGAACACCTCGCGGGCAACACCGTCGTGCAAATCGACGTGGTTCAGGATGACAAATACAAGGCGGGCCGCTGGATCGTGCGGTGGGTCTACCACGAGAACGACACGGGCAGGGCGCCGCACAAACGGGCCAGCGTCGAAGAGAAGCAAGCGCTGACAAATCGCCTCGGCTCGAAGTTCCGGGCGCTGGCGATGGCGCAAGGGCTGCCCGTGACGCCGCCCGCACCCGTGCCCAAGGGCGACCCGCTCCGGTTCAACGCGCTTCGCTCCCGGTACTTGGCGGCGGACGCCGACACGGACCCGGAGGAGCGCGAATTGGAGTGGCGCCGCCTGGTGAAGCGCGTGGGGGGCCGCTATACGGCCGAGCTCACCGAGGAGGAGTTGAACGAACTGGAAGCGGAGATGCAGATCCCGTTTTAGGCATCCAAGGGGGGACCGATGCAGCTTGACTTGCTCATCGGCGACGTGCCCCCGCCGTTGCGCCTGTACCAAGAAAATGCGGTGCAAAGAGTAGTCAGCTCCCTGCACCGCGGGAAGAAACCCATCCTCGTATCTCCCACAGGGTCCGGCAAGACGCGTATGGGAACCGAGGTGGTCGAGCGTATCGGTGGGCACGCGCTGTGGTTAGCGCATAGAGAAGAACTCATTACCCAAGCCGTACACGCTATAGCCGAAGCGTGCCACGAATGGCCGGGTGTGATCAAGGCGGGGGTGCGTCCGGATTATTCCAGGCGCATTAAGGTGGCGTCGAGGGACACGTTGTTGCGCCGTACGTTTCCACAGGCGGACCTCGTGCTCATTGACGAGTGCCACCACGGCCCGGCGCGCTCGTACCGGCGCATCATCGAGCACTACACGGAGCGCGGGGCGATGATTGCCGGTTACACGGCGACACCGTTTCGCGCTGACGGCCGGGGGCTTGGGCAGGCGGGGTTCGACGAAATCGTCGTGGCCGCGTATGCCGATGAGCTCGTGGAGCAAGGTGTCCTCGTGGCACCCAAGGTCTACGCGGGGCGTCCGCCGGACCTGCGCGGGGTCAGCAAGGCGTGGGGAGACTACAACCTTGCGGCCCTCGGGGAACGGGTTCGGACGGGCGCCCTCGTGGGCGACATCGTAAAGACGTGGCTTGCCAAGGCGGCGGGGCGTAAGACGATTGTCTTCGCCGTGGACGTGGAACACAGCAAGCTCATCGTGGAGGCGTTCCGGGCCGCGGGAGTCGTGGCCGAGCACCTCGACGGCAACATGCCGGGCGAGGAGCGCCGCGCGGTCCTGGAGCGATGGGAGCTCGGGCTTACCACGGTCGTATCGAATTGCATGGTACTGGCCGAGGGCTTTGACCTGCCCGAGCTCGAAGTGGCCATCCTCGCGGCGCCGACCGCCTCGCTGTGCAAGCACATCCAAACGGTGGGCCGAATACTGCGGGCCGCGCGGGGGAAAACCGGCTGCCTCGTGCTCGACCATGCCGGCAACCATCACGTTCACGGGCTGGTGACGCGGCGCATCGAGTACAGCCTCGACGGGCAGGTGGCGGGCGACCGCGATCCGCTCAACATGAAGCGCTGCGCGCAGTGCTTCCTGCTGTACGAAAAGCACAAGACCGCGTGTCCCGAGTGCGGATGGATGCCGACCCAGAAGCCGCGCGCGCTCGTGGGGGGCCTCAGCACCGAGGCGGTGGAGCTTTCCGAGTACGTCGAAGACTTCGCGTACCGGGCGGAAGCGTACCGTCTTTTCGCGGCGCAGGCCGAATCGATGGGCTATCGGCCGGAATGGGCCGCGGTGCGCTTCGAAGAGCGGTTCGGCGAGTGGCCCGTGGTGGCGCTCGGGGAGCTGCTTGAGCCCGCCCAGGCCTCCGCGGCACAGAAGCGCGATGTATTCCGCCAACTCCTCGTGAAAGCCCGTCGCAAAGGCTTTCAAGACGGCTGGGCCTCGCACAAGTACCGCGCAATCTTCGACGTGTGGCCCTCGGGCTTTGTGACCGAGGTGCGCGACGAGGTGGGCGCGGACGAAACCGACGAGATCCGCCGACTCAACAGACGATTCCGACAAAAGATGGCTCGCTCGTGTACCCCGGTGCCTGCGGTGCCGGTTCCGAGCGGTGCTTCAACCGAAACAGACGACTACGAAGAGCCGGAAGAGCTCTTCTGAAAGGGATTACGTAATGACACAGGCTTCTGATTTCACGAACAAGCGTGCAAACGACTCGATTTACCTGGGCCGGGGGTGGCTGCTCGACCTGAGCATGGAAAGCCTTGAGCGCGACAGCTTCAAGCTCTTGGCCGAAGAACTGGCCGTCAAAGGCATGCCAGCCGGCGCCGAACGCACGCGCCGGATGCAAGAACTCGTCATTAAGCGCGTCCAATACCTCGGGCGCGTCCTGTTGGCTTGTACCAGCGGCCTCTCTCGACACCGCCAAGGCTCCTTCTGGGATGAATCGGCGCGCTTCCTGAAAGACGTGGCCGAAGAAACCTGGCGCAACGGCGAAATCGTGTCGGAGCTGGCGCGCTCCATGGACTCGGACGGTACCAAGACCCCAACGCCCGACGCGACCACATCGACCGCCACAGCGCCTTCCAGTGGCCAACCGTCCGAGGTCGAGGAGTTCCTCGATGCGCTCGGTTTGCCCGAGGATTCCTCTCTTCGAGGGCTTCTGAAGGCGGTCTTTGAACCCGCAAGCGAATCACCCCAGGCCGAACAGGACCAAGGCGCTGAGATGTGCCTGGAGTGCCCGCTCTCCGACGCGTGCAACAACCGCAAGGCATATCGGGGGTAAGGACACGTCATGGGGGCGCTGACCTGTGGGCAATGTAGGTACCGCATCGCGGGGCGGTGCGAGAACGCGAGGGGACGGTGGGGGCGCGTAGCCCCCGCCGACCTCGGCTGCGCGGCGGGGAGGCAACGACGGGGCACGGGGGCGCATTGGCGTTGCGAGCACTGTGGGCATGTGTTCGCGGTGCTGCGCCACGAAGTGCCCCGTTGCCCCGCCTGCGACTGCAACGACACGACGGAAACGGCGCTGCCCTTGGATTCCGTGAGCGATACGGACTATCGGGGGTGGCGCGACAGGGGGGAAGGAAATGCATTTTGATTATGCGACGGAGGGCGGCCGATGAGCCCGCCAACCCGATATCCCGCGCGGTGTCAGAAATGCCGCATGGAGTTCATTGAGGGGGATCGCGTTGTGCGCAGGGGGAAAGGTTTCGTGCATTCGCGTTGCGTGGGGACCCACGGCGGAGACAGCGCCTTGGACGCGGCGATGCGGGAGCCCTGTGAAATTGTATGCGTGGCCAACGAGGCCTTTCCGTGGGAAGTGCGCTGCGAACGCGACAACCCGCGCTTTCCGAATCTGCTGCTCGAAGCCTTCTACAACCTCGAAGGGGCCAACGCCTTTGCCCTCCAGAACGGGGTGAAGATCCTTCGGGTGCGGGGTGAAGACGAGATCTCCGAGGAGAAGTGCCCCAAATGCAAATTCGATTGGTGCAAGTTGCCGGCGTTCGAGGAAAGGTTGTGCTCAAAGCATTACCTGCAACGCGTCCGTGCGCGAGGACAGGGCTTGGTGAAGCGAGGGCGGCCCAAGAAGGAAAAAGAGGAGCTTGTAACGAATGGCTAAAGAGATTGCGCTTCGCGAGAAGCCGATTCAAAACGCCATCTTGAAGGAATTCGGCAGTAACCCGGCGCTGCGCTTGTGGCGCCAAAACACCGGCGTGGGTTTCTACCTGGACCCGCGCAGGGGCACGCGGCGCGCTGTGCGCTTTGGAGTCAAAGGCGCCGCGGACCTGACCGGCCTCGTGGTGGGCACGGGGCAACGCCTCGAAATCGAGGTGAAGGCCGAGGGGGAAGGGCAATCCCCCGAGCAGGCCATCTATGGGCAAATGATTAGGCGATGCGGCGGGCTCTACATCGTGGCCCGCAACGTGGAGGATGTGTACCGTGCGCTTTCCGCTTGTGGAATATGCTTACGACCTGGGGATGAAGTTCATTCGGCTGGAGGGGAAGAAGCCGGTCGATGCGAACTGGACGCAGACCAACTGGCTCTCCCCGGATGCGATTGCTGACCTCGACGAGAAGTACAACCTCGGACTCGTGACGGGCATCCCCTCGGGGGTGTGCGTGCTCGACCTCGATGCGGGCCACAGCCTGCGCGAGGACCAGGTGCTCCCCGATACGCCGTGCGTCAAGACCGGTTCGGGCGGTGGACACTGGTACTTCAAGCATCCCGAGGACTTTGACCTTCGCAACAGCGCGGGCAAGCTCGGGCCGCACATGGACATTCGGGGCACCGGCGGGCAAGTCGTGTGGCCCGGTTCCCTGCACCCGAAGACAGGCAAGGTGTACGAGTGGATTATTCCTCTCGACGACATGGAGCTCGCTCCCCTACCCTCTTGGATTGTCCGCGCGATTCGGCAGGACCCCGAGAAGAAGCTCTATCTTCTGCCCCCCCCCAAGCCCAAGGGCAAACCGAACTCCGAATGGGGTCAAGCGGCCCTCGTGCGCGAAGCCTACGATCTCGGGATGGCCGAGGAAGGAACACGCAACCATGCCTTGAACAAAGCAGCCTTTAAGATCGGGCAAGTCGTGGCCGGGGGCTCCCTCGACATGCACGAGGCCCGCGAGCGCCTAACGAACGTGGCGCTGCAAATCGGGCTCGAACCCAAGGAAGTCGAGGCGACCTTCCGCAGCGGCTTCCACAAGGGCTACTCGCAGCCGCGCTACCCCGACCCCAAGCGCGATGGCGGCATCGTCAACGACGCCCAGGGCGATAAGCCGTCGATCCTCGTGCCGGGTGAGCACATCGACGCCGAGGGCATGCGCATCGAGCAGGGCAACGACACCTTCGCCGACCAGGTGCTCGACACCCTGCCCGAAGGCCAGCTTTACCGCCGCGATCTCCTGGCGGGCGTCTTCTCGGGCGCCCAAGGGCACCGCATCTGGCACAACGCCACGCCCGAGCTCATGCGCTACATCACGGACCAGCACGTGCGCCTGGGTGCGTGGGAATACAACAAGCGCGAGCAGACCAGCCGCTACAAGTACAAACCCTCCACCGGCGACCAGGGCCGCATCGTCCTGAGCGTCGCGCACATGCACCCGAGCATCCTCGAAGTCAAGACCTTCACCCATTACCCCATCTACCTGCCCGGATTGGTGAGGGCCAAGCAAGGCTACAACGAGGGCGGCGTGTACCTCGACTTGCCCCCCGACCTCGCCGACATCGAGCCCATCCTGGAGCCCGGCGCCTGCCGCGCATGGTTCAAGGACCTCCTGTGCGATTTCCTCTTCGAGGACGATGCGTCCTTCGACAACTACATGGCGCTCCTGTTCACGGCCATCCTCGCCCCCGCCATCCCCGGCAACCGGCCGTTCTTCTACATCAACGCCGCCGTGCCGCGCACGGGCAAGTCAAAGCTCATCGAGGAAGTCGCCGGCGAGATCATCCTCGGCCGCCAGACGCCCGCCCTGCAAGTGGGCTCGCGCGAAGAAGAGCGCGTGAAGCAGCTTGGCTCGGCCGTGCTCTGCGGCGAGACCCTCATGCACCTCGACAACATCTCGCGCGAGCTAAACTCCGCGGCGCTGGCCTCGGCTCTCACATCGAGCATCATCGCCTACCGCCTGCTCGGCGAAAACAAGGTCGCGAACCTGCACAACAACCTCATCATCTGCGGCACCGGCAACAACGTTCAGTTCTCGATGGAAATCGCCAAGCGCATCCTGCCCACGACCCTCGTGACCCTCGACATGCACCCCGAGCGCCGCACGGGCTTCAAACACCCCAACATCCGCGCCTACGCCCAAGCCACGCGCCGGCAATCCCTCGCCCACCTCCTGGGCGCCATCGAAATCGCCAAAATGGAGGGGCTCGACACCATCAATACCCCGCCCATGGGCGGCTTCGAGCCTTGGACCTGCACCGTGGGCGGCGTGTGCATCGCCAACGGCTTCAACCGCATCCTCGGCAACCAACCCGACTTCCAATCCCAATTCGACGAGGAAACCGAACAACTCACGCACTTCACCGACCGCTGGGCCGCCGAACTCGCTACCGACACATGGGTTACCCCCATCCAACTCGTACGCCTGATCGCGGACACCGACCTACTCCCCCGCGTCCAGGAAGGCGCCAACCTCTGGAGCAAAGCCGCTCGCATGGGCCGCTTCTTGAAGCAGTACCGCAATTCCCCCGTGGGCAAATGGCGTATCCTCGCCCGAGTCAAAGGCAACGGTCGGGAATACAAGCTCCTGCCTTCGAAGGAAGTACGGGGCTAGCAAAAATACTGAAGCGAACGCTTTTCGCCAATCGTTCGTGCTGGAACAGCGTCAAGCACATAGCTACAATGCCCAAGTGGGAGCCGTGATTGAAGGCAGGGCAACGATAACGGCCTGTCTCCTCGGGCGAGAACATCCTGCCAGCGCGGTCATTTATTGACAAAGAAAGTCTAGTGGGGCATTATTTTCGGATTGCGCCGGTGGATTCTGTTTTACAGAGGGAGCCAATTCAATGGATACAGGTCTAGATACTGCCCCCCATGCCATCATCGTTAGGCAGGGGAAGATACTGGATTTCATTGATGGCCTTACTCAGCGTCCCGATACGCCAGAGGAGTATGTCCGTCAAGAAATTGCAAAGTCGTTGGTGCGCGAGTATCGCTACGCCAAGTGCGATGTTGAAGTTGAGTTTGTTGTGCGCGTGGGGACTCGGAAGCCGCGGGCGGACTTGGTAATATTCCCACCCCAGACGCCACACGCGCAAGACAAAGCTCGCATAATTGTGGAGTGCAAAGCCTCTACCGTCAAGGCCGCAGACAAGAAGGACGGAGTTGGGCAGTTGAAAAGCTATATGGCCGCTTGTCCAAATGTTGAGTACGGCATGTGGACCAACGGCATAGAACGCTTCTGTTATCGCCGTTTAGTTAGGGCTGGAATGGTAGAGGTCGAGGAAGTTCCCGACGTACCTGAATTCGGTCGCGGGGATGAAGACATGGATCGGCCGCGCTTCGATCAGCTTAAGCCTGCGACATCAGATGCTCTCCTCTTTGCTTTTCGTCGATGCCACAACTACATCGCCGGCAACCAAGGTCTCCAGAAACCTCAAGCTTTTTGGGAGCTGCTTAAACTTATCTTCTGCAAGATCCATGATGAACGCCACAACGACGAAATTGAGTTCTTTGCTGCCGCCACCGAAAGACACGGGGCGATTGGAATCCTGAAGGTCCAGAAACGAATTGAGGCTCTGTTTACGCAAGTCAAAGATGATTACCCGACAATCTTCAAGCAGTCAGAGGCGATCGATCTAAAGCCTGTCGTCCTCGCTTACTTGGTGTCGCAGCTCCAGATGTATTCTCTCCTGGAGAGCGATATCGACGTAAAGGGCCGAGCATATGAAGAAATCGTCGGCTCGAATCTTCGTGGAGATCGTGGCGAGTTCTTCACACCCAGAAACGTGTGCCGCATGGCTGTCGCCATGCTAGATCCTGGCGAAAAGCAGTTGGTGCTTGATCCTGCCTGCGGAACAGGTGGGTTCTTGATCACAGCAATGAACCATGTAATTGAGAAGATCCGGCATGCGGAAATGGGCAAATGGGGCAACAAGTTCGAAAGTGCAGAGAGTGCCATACAAGAGCGAATCCGGAAATTTGCAAACCGGTTCATAATTGGCATGGATTTCAATCCAGAGTTGGTGAAGGCCACCAAGATGAATATGGTCATGAACAATGACGGTGCGGGGGGGCTCTATCAAGCTAACTCTCTTGAGGCCCCCGCCACTTGGGATCCCGCTCTGCATAAGCGTGGCTTAATGGGTAAAGTGGATCTGCTGTTTACGAATCCGCCGTTCGGTTCTAAGATTCCAGTCACCGATCCATCCATTCTGGAAAAGTATGACCTCGGCCATTCCTGGAGCTACAACAAGAGTCAAGATCGATGGGTTAGGGCAGACTCCGTGCAGAAGTCGCAGCCACCCGAAATTCTGTTTATCGAGCGTTGTGTGAAACTCTTGAAACCAGGAACGGGGCGAGTCGCAATAGTGTTGCCAGATGGCATCCTGGGCTCACCTGGGCTCGGGTACGTTCGCGATTGGATCTTACGCAACACGCGAGTTTTGGCGAGTATCGATTTGCACCCTGACACCTTTCAGCCCTTCGTTAGCATTCAGACGAGCATCTTGGTGCTTCAACGCAAGACAGACGAAATGATAGCCCTCGAAGAAGCGGCCGGAAGAATCAGCGACTACCCTGTCTTCATGGCCGTCGCCAACCATGTTGGCCACGACAAGCGCGGAAACACCAACTATGTGCGCGACCGTAAAGGCAATGAAATCATTGAAGAAGTAGAGGAACAAATCAAGGAATGGGAGGATGGCACCTTAGTCTACCGCAGGCAGACGAAGCGCCAAAAAGTACTCGATGACAATACGCTTCAGGTTGCGCAGGAGTTCCGCAAATGGCTGTCAGAGCAAGATTAGTCGCGCCTCCTCCCCCGGCGAAAACTGTATGGCCTTACCACACACTTGAACATACAGCGATACCCCTATCCGTGCTATTGGACGGTGATAGACGCTTGGAAGCAGAAACGTACCTCTCTTCTGGTTTTGGCATTCGTGCTGCCATCCAAAACAGGGCAGAGGGATGGATCCACTTCAGCGACGTTGCGCGAGTTTGGATGCCAGGCCGCCTAAAAGGGATTCAGGTTACTTCTGAGCATGGAACACCATTTCTCGCAGCAACGCAAGTATATGATGTGCGTCCGGTCCCACGGAAATGGCTAGCATTGGAGCGCACCAGCGATGCGACCAACAGATTCGTGAGTTCAGGTCAAATTCTGGTTACTTGCTCAGGCTCCGTTGGCCGTCCAACCCTAGCACACGCGCCCCACGAAGGTGTTCTTATATCGCACGATTTATTGCGTATTGAACCATTGGATCCGCAACATACGGGCTGGCTTTACGCTTACTTACATGCACCCGAAGTTCGTGCAATGGCGACCGGTGCAAAATATGGACACATAATCAAGCACTTGGAAACCGAACATCTTGACGCGATCCCGGTAGTACAGGTAGACGAGATCACCAGGGCGCATTTCAACACCCAACTGCGGAGAATCCTCGAATTACGAAACAAAGCATACAGCCTTGCCAAAGAAGCAGACAGGCTTTTTGTGGAGGCCCTTGGCCCTGTGAAATCTACCGCGAAGGAGTATGGATTCGCGGTACGGGCAACAGACATCCTTCAGGGTCGCCGTCGATTGGAGGCGAACTATCACAATCCTCAAGCGGCTGCTATCTTTATGAAGTTCAAACGCTGGGAGCGCCTCGGAGATCTTGCATGCCGAGTGTGGTGGATGCCCAGATTCCGACGATACTACGGGGACGATGGACTGCCTTACCTAAGCGCCGATGAGCTCTTTACTGTCAATCCATCAGAGAACAAAAGGATTCTAGTTGACCCGGACGATAATCACAAAGACTACTTTGTGAAGCGGGGATGGATCGTCATGGCCTGCTCAGGCCAGGTCTATGGCCTCAACGGGGCAGCTGCCTTGATGACAGAGCATCACGAGAATACTTTCTTCTCGCACGATCTCATACGCATCATTGCAGATGAGTCCAAGATTGCTGCCGGTTATTTGCTGGTCGCCCTTACCCATCAAACCCACGGACGTCCACTTTTGATACGTGCGGCCTATGGCACATCAATTCCGCATCTCGATCCAGCTGATGTTGCGGATTTTCCGGTTGTTCGGCTAGAGCCTTGCCAGGAATCCACCATTGCAGCACTCTCCGAGGAATCTGCGAAGGCTCGGGCGGACGCGGACGCGCTAGAGCGGTCGATCGCTTATGACGCAAGCCTGATCATCCGGCGTTTCATGTCGTAAATGGACAGTAGGCTACCGGGCGTATGGGGAAAACATAGGGAGAGACCTTATGGCGGGGCCGCAGTTTGTTAAATACTTCACGCATGTCATTGCTGCACTTAAGAAGCTCGGCAATTCAGGCACTCCTTCGGAAGTGCGTGAACTCATAGCACAAGAGTTGAGCTTGACTGACGATGTGCTGAACGAGCAAATGGAGAGCGGTGCCTCGCGCTTTGACAACCAAGTGGCGTGGGCCAAATTTTACCTGGCAAAAGCTGGCTACATCGACGCTTCGAAACGCGGCGTATGGCGACTTACTGAAGCTGGCTTAAACTCTGCCATGTCAGAGGACGACGCACTGCGGCTTTTCCAGGATGTTCACAAACAATTCAAGTCGGTTTCTGACGCACCTACCGCTACGTCTGGCGACGATCTTGAGGAAGCTACCGCGCCCGGTGACTCTGGCATAACGGTGGCTGAGGACTACAAAGCCGAGCTTTTGGACATCATCCGAGCGCTGCCACCGGCCGGCTTCGAACGGCTATGCCAGCGTCTGCTTCGTGAATCTGGCTTTCAACAGGTCGAGGTGACAGGCCGAAGCGGTGACGGTGGGATTGATGGCAAAGGTCTCCTGCAAATTAATCCGCTGTTGAGTATTCAGGTTGTGTTCCAAAGCAAGAGATACAACGCTCACACGTCGGTTTCAGTTTCGCAGATTCGGGACTTGCGGGGCGCCATGGCCGGGCGAACTGACAAGGGAATCTTCATTACGACAGGGAACTTCACTTCCGACGCACGCAAGGAGGCGCTACGAGAGGGCGTACCTCCTATCGAACTGGTAGATGGGCAGAAGTTGGTCGAGATGTTTGAAAGCCTCGAACTGGGGTTGACTCCACAAAAGACCTACGAAGTTGACCATCGCTTCTTTGAGGATTTTGCGCGGTCTCAGGCGAATTAGCAGCCTGTTGAGCCATGGGTGGGGTGATAGGCGATGAACTTCAACGAACTCTTGCTCGGAAAAGGCATTGACCCGCAGAAGGTACTCGTCTTGAGGCACCGTCCTTCGGAGCCTCAATTCAATGCGGTCCTGCCGTGGCTGGCTGCTGAAAAGCCTGAGCTTTACAACGCATACCAGCAGACCCAGGGCGAAAAGCTTGAAGGGACCATGAAATCCCTTGCGCATGTTGGATACGTTGCATCGTTCATCGGACACGCGGCAGGCAAAGCACTCTTCATTGGCTTGTACGCTATAGGCAATTCCCATCCCCTCACCTACGAAGAATACTGGAAGCTCCCCGTGCACATTGCCCTCAAGCAACTTGGGATGAGAGGGTTTACAGGAGAGAACCAATCCACTGTCCTCTGGTTTGACCTCGATATGACTGACTTCTACGCATCTTGGAAAGGAAAGCTGGTCATCGGCTGGCCCCCGCCAGAGCGCTCATGGTGGCGGCGCGCCCACCGCAACGACATTTCCGTTCTGGCGGTCCATGAAACTAGTGTTCTGGATGCCGCTATGCCGGACTGGGATGCAATAAACCTCAGCTGGGAAGACCTTCGGGTATTGCCGTCGCGTTGGAGGTCCGCCATCTCGCAATGGCGCGGCATCTACTACATCTTCGACACATCAGAGGCGAGGGGCTACGTCGGTTCGGCGAGCGGAGAGGATAACATCCTCGGACGATGGCAAAACTACGCCACCAGTGGCGATGGCGGAAATCGCCTGCTTCGACAACGAGACCCTCGCAATTTCCGGTTCACAATCCTGCAGCGGGTCTCGCCGGACATGGAGCCCGCCGAGGTAGTCCGCTTCGAGAACTCCTGGAAGCACCGCCTGCATACCCGCGCCCCATTCGGCCTCAACGCTAACTAAAGGTAAAGTGCCATGACAGCCGAAGACGATCTGGCAGGGCTGCGGAGAAATGCAAGAACACTGGGTCTACGTCGACAACTCACCCGTTGCGCCAAGTTTTTGGGCCAGAACCTCAAATCCATCTAGAAAAAGCCCAATATGGCGCTGTGCGCTCGGGCTTGCCGCCCACACTTCCTCATAAGCCTGACTGTGGAGGAGTTGCTCGGCATTCCGAATGTCGCTGCGAATAGTTGGGAGCACCGCTTCGAGGCATGTGCTTTGAGGTTCAGGCATCTGCCCCGTCTGAGAATAGTACAAGGCAATGGGATAGTTGAGTGTTTGGGCATTCACATCCGCCGTGAAATCGTAGACATCATCCACAGCAAGTTCTAACGAGAAATAACACTTTAGGAACTGGAGCTTCTCGGTGCAGCCACTATCACTAGGCAAGAGTGACACGGGAAATAGCCCTAGGATCATCTTTTCGTAGACATTATCGAACTGGCTGTATCGGTTACAGAATCGCGCGGGGATTTCCCATTCCTTTTCAAGAGCCAGGTACTGGGACTGCACAGCATAGAGCGCCTTGAATTGGTCCAGAGCTTGGCGCCCGTACGCTTTATGGAGTATCTCCACCAATTCGATAAGAAGAAATCCTGCAGCCTGACTGTACTCAGGAATGTCCCATGGATTGTCAGCGTGGCCGTCTATGACTTTGTCCAAGAGCAAGCCATAGACGTTTAGGAGCGCACATAGGTACATCAGATCTGGAGAAGCGTTTCCTCGTGCGTACAGCTCGAAGATGGGCAGAAAGTTCTTCTCGTAGACGCGAGCCGCTTTTCGAATCAGGCGAGTCTTCAAGTGTGGCGAGAACTTAGCAATTCCAGCGCTATCAAGCGCGCAGAAGACTTCCGTCGCAAGCTGATGGGAAACTTGTTCAAGTGCGTGAGGGCTGCCCGCCATCGACCATCTTCTCCAGATATTTGAGTCCAAGCTGGCGAGTGGCTTCACAGTTGTGGAGGTTTTCAATCCGCAAATCTGGACAATCTCCCGCACAATTGTACTTACAGAAACAGTCTTGACATTCCTGGTACTCAAATACATTCATCTTCCGCAGGGCGTGGAGCTTCTCCTCGTCCAATAGGAACTTCATCGTCTCAGGGTCAAAGCGACCAATGTCGAAAATCGAAGGATAGCAATCTCGCGTACAGGAAATCAGTCTACCGTCGGCCGCGACGGTCCAGTTAGGAACACCAACAGCCCCGCAAAAGCACGTCCTAATTTGCTGAAACTTGCTGACATGTGAGTTGCGGATTTCAACGCCAATGTTGGCCCCGTATTCAAGAGCGGATACCAGCATTTCGGCGTACAGAACTCTGTCCGGAGGCGCAACACTTTGATCTGCACGAGCGCGTCCATAAGGCGCCAAAGGTTCAAGAGATACCCGTTTGCCCGGGAAGTTCTCAGCGAAGAAGTCCAGAATGGCCCGATAGTGCTTCATACTAAAATCGGAGATCGTAACACGAAACCCCAACGGCATCCCTTTGTCATAGAAGAATTTGGCTGATTCAAAACAGACTGGGAATGATTGGGAGCCGCTCCGGGTAGGCCTGTGAAGGTCTTGGATGAAAGCCGGCCCGTCAAGAGATAACGACAAGTTAGTGAAGTGCTTAGCCACAAATTCACGAACAGGAATTCCATAATACCCGTTCGTTGCCATGGTAAAGGAACATTGCATCGAGTTTTCCGCTGCCAATGTCGTTGCCTCAGCGACAACTTCCTGCAAGAGGCCAAAACAAGCAGTTGGCTCTCCGCCTCCGAAGAGACTTATCTCGACCGACTCAGATGGCTGTATTGCCTTTGCTTTGAGATACGAAAAATAGGCTGCCAAGAGTGAGCGTGCAAATGCCGGCGTCATCGTTTGTGTTCTATGGGCGTCACCGGCGGAAAGATAACAGTATCTACACTTTAACGTACAGTCATCCGTCAAAGCTATCGACACCCGTGGCGTAGCCTGCTTCAGTAGGGAATGCACGGCTATAGGGTCTACCCGCGGATATGACTTCAACCGGGACACAAGGTCGGAAGCTAACCCACTATCAGTAGACGATTCTTGAGCAATCCACAACGGAAGTTCGCTATCTGCAAGGGCGAGGTAGCCTCGAAGAGGAGCATACACAAGAACCACAGCAGGATTATTGCTGTGGGGAATGAAGAAAACCTCCTCTTCAGCTATTAGCATAATATGGATCCGCCAACAAAGCGCAGAAGTCGGGACTACCAGGTACCTGAACTGTCGTTGCAGTCGCAACCACAGAAGTTAATGCGGTTGCACCCGTCGCGGTCACATCCGCTCGTTACGGCTGGACTTGGTTCCCAACGAATCTCCACTTGCAGAAGTTCGTCGAGTTTCGGTTTGCGGGTTACAGTTTGCTTTGTCGATACAGGTGTCTCTCGCTTATCCATTTGGCTATCCTCCTGTGGATGCGAATTTACTCTCTTTCTCAGGGTGTGTCAAGTGTTTGGTGTGTTTGGAACGTAGCATCAGATCTCCCTTTAGTGAGTTTGATGATGTTTAGGAGGTTCGTAAGAGGTCTATGCGTGGGGGAAAGACAGGGTTAGAATAGAACGCAATGCGTCTCTATATATATGAACACGCGCGAAATCTCATAAACACCACCCACCTCACTAACTCAATGAACTTCAGCGTGCTATCGCAGTCGGGTTTGCCATCAGAACCACGCTCAACCAAGCGAATATCTCCCATTCAACACGCGTGCCAAGCGTCCCACGAAGAGCACGCAATCCGTTGCATGTTCGTTGCGCTGTTTTGCAGGTTTGAGGCGCAAGGGTGCCACCACAGCCGCCTTGGCCGGCATCGGGCTCGTGCCGTGCTCCCTCGCTTTTTGGCAGTCCTTGCCGTGCGCGCTCCACAGGCCCAAGAAAAGGCCTCGACAGCACCCGAGCACGTAGCATCTAACGCCTCTCGAAGGCGAAGCGTGCTACTTAGGCAAGAGGTCGCTGGTTCATGAGCCTTGCACTGCAAGTACTTACAGCGCCCATCGCGTTAGGTGTTAACACTTCTGTTAACAATCCAGGCCCTTTCCCCTGTCCACTCGCCCCGCGGCGCCCTGTGTCTCGTGCGTTGTGAAGGCCTCGACTGACCGTGCCTTATGACTGAAGAGCGGGCCACGGGCGGCGGGCGGCGACCTCGACCGCGGCGACCTCGACGCGCACGGGGGCGGGGGTGGGGGGAAGCCGTAGGGTACCCATATCCGGGCGCGGCACCTCTCCGAGATTTTGGGCGCTCAAAAATCGAATGTCGGTATTGTTGCGTGCACTGGCCTTTTTTTATTTTCGAAAAAGCTCTACGTTGTTTACATGAGTTTTGCGGTACAAGAACTCGATGAGCAATTCCTTCCTGCGGTTGACTCTCCTGTAGGTGCGGGTCTCGACGGGCTTGAAGGGGCTCCCTCGGCGACGGCAAGTCCCGAATGGGGCTCCTTCGGCTCGTGGGCCGCCCGCAACGGGGAGCGCAAGGCCCTCACGGAGAAGGCGCGAGAAATCTGCCGGCTTTACGTGACGGGGCTTTCGCAGGTCGCGATTGCCCAGCAACTCGGCTGCTCGCCCTCGACCGTGGGGCAATGGCTCCGCTGCGAGATTGGCAAGGCGGAAGTGGAGCGCTTGCGGGGCGTGCTCGTGGAGAAGACGGCGCATCCGAGGGCGGTCTTGGACCGGCTCACGGTGGAAGCCGCCGAATGGTACCGCAGCGTCATGCAAGGGGAAATTCCGGTTAAGGATGAGATCCGGCTCAAGGTATGCCAGGACATCTTTGACCGCTCGGGCATCAGCCGTAACCCCCACGAAGACGCCGCCCGCTACGCCCTCATCGACAGCCGCGAACAACTCATGGAAATCAAACGCATCGCGTCCGAGTCGCGCAAGCGCATCAAGCCGGACGAGGACGGCGTAATCGATATCGAATCGCTTTTCGATGCAACGCGGGAGCAAGTGGTTCATGTCACAGATTCTCACGATGACGGGGACTCCGGGGCGCCTGACGCGGCTGGAGGGGACTGACGCGCCGCAGGGGCTTCAAGCCTCGGCCTATACCGCGTCGGACGGCGCCTTCGCCAATTCGGCGCTCATCACGGTCGAGGCGCACAACATTCGCCTCGCGTTCCACGAGGACGACTTGGACGCCACCCACGGGGCCATGCTCTATGTGGGCGACGTGCTGGACCTGCGAAGCATCGCGCAGATTGAACGATTCCGGTTTATCGACGCCGTGAGCGGGGAACACGGCGCCATTCAGTTCATCCCCTATTTCTGAGGTACGGGCGCGAATGAGCAGTGCAATCGAACGCGGCGCAAGGGATTTGCTCGTAGCCCTCATCGAACAGATTGAGGTCTTGCAGCAAAACATCGGTACGCTCCTGGCGGGCGGTACCGTACCCGCCCTGTTCGGCGCGGTCGAGTCGGAGATCAATACCACCTGCTCCTACGGCGTCGTCTTGAACCAACTCGACGGCACGCCCGTTCCCGCGAACCGCATCCAGGCGGGACAACACGAGGTTTACGTCCACCACGACGGCTCCCCTCCCACTTCGGCGCAGGTGCAACCGCTTGCCGCGCCGACCGTCTCGGAAGGGCGCGTATGGTTCACTATCACCTGGGCTTCGGGTGTTTCCTCCGGGGACGTGTTCGAGATTCGTTTTCCGGGCATTATCGTCACCAACCTCGACGGCACCACGCACACGCTTCCGACCCAGTACTTCTGGGGGCGTCTTACCGAACTTGGAACCGTGGCGGCCAATATCACGGCTATCAAGGCGGATATCGAGACCGGCCCCAACGCTCTTTCGCAGGTCCGTACCGACATTGCCGCCGTGGACGCCGTGGTTGACCGTATCGAGGCTGATACCACGTCTACCGAAACGAAGGTGGACGGGGTAAACGCCACGCTGGCGCTCATCAAGGCCAAGACCGACCTTATCACGTCCACTCCGGCCGGTTCAGGTACCGCGATGACCTTGGCTGCCGATTCCATCACCGCGAGCGTACTGGCAGCCGACGCGGTCACGGAAGTTCAATCCGGGCTGGCCACGGCTTCGAATCTCGCTGCGGCGAAAGCCGTGGTCGATGCCGTCAAACTCAAGACGGATCTGATTCCCGCTTCGCCTGCGGCAGTGGGTTCGGCGATGACACTGGCCGACGACGCTGTCACGGCGGCGAAGATTGCAGCCAATGCCATCGGCGCCACGGAAATAGCGGACGCGGCGATTACGGCCGCCAAGCTCGGCGCGGACGCGATTACGGAAGCCAAGATTGCCGATAACGCCATCGCCGCCGAACATTTGGCCGCCACGGCGATTGCAAAGATTCTCGCTACGGCCATCGGGGCGAACACGGTCAACGGGTCTCTGGCTTCGGCCTTAACCAAGTCCACGACCGCCTCGACCTTCGACCGGTCCACCGACTCCTTGGAAGCACTTCGCGACCGCCTCGATGCCATTTACGGCGCCGGGGCAACCACCACCGTTCAAGCCATTTTCGACGAAGTGGCGCAAGAAAAGGTCTCCCGAGTCGCCTTTGGCTCAAGCGTCCAGGACGGCGCCGAGAAAGTTCTCTACAGCCAGAGCGGCAGCGTCCCGTTCCGCTTCGAGGGCGGTTGGATTCGCATCCCCTCCACAATTAGCGGGCAGACCGTCACTGTGCGGATATACGCGAAGCTGCTTTCGACAGACGCCGCGTTTGACGCCACCACGAAACTCTCGGAAGTGGCACTGACCGCGGCGGGCACGTACTTCGTACCGAGCCAATTCCCCATTGGGGGCGCCACCTACAAGGCCATCATCCCCGCGTGGTGGAACCAATACGGCATTCAGATTTCGGTCCAGCAAGCGGCCCAAGGCAACGGGTGGCTCACGCTCCCGTACGAGTTCTACGACAACAAATGAGAAACACCCCACTCACCGCGGAAGAAATCATGGCCTTCGGTCCCTGCGACGCCTGGCCCGAGGAACGGGTGCGCGGCTATGTCGGAGTGGGCATCCAACCCGAGAACTTCCTCGACCTGCGCGACCTGTACGACCTTGAGTTCTTGTGGCTCATACTTCGGCGTGAGGTAATGACGGACGAGGAAATCCGCAACTTTACGGTCCGCGCGGCCCTGCACCCCGACGTGCCTGACACGCCCGAGGATGCGGCGTGGTTCACCTACGCCGCGCTCTGGCAAGACACCATGGCGGGGGCGTGGGAAATTGTCCGCAAGTCCGGCAAGCCGGAGTTGCTCGCTCGCGTGCTTCGCCGGGAGGACGCGTGATGCCCATGACACTCACGCAAATCGCCGGCACGGACCAGACGTGCTACATCTACCACAACGGGCCAAGCAAGGGTGAGTTGATAGCGGACAAGCTCTTCTGCAAGTTCGCCATTCCACCCGCGTTGCGGGGCCAATCGATAGTGCAGGCACTCTTCAACCTCTACGTCAGCGCTTCCGGAGACTACACCACCGCGCTCGGCGTCGCCACCACAACAGGCGCGTGGAACGGCAGCAGCACCTATGCGAATCTACGTGCTCTCTCTCTGGCGAATCTCTCGAGTGTGACCATACCGACCACGACGGGCGTGTGGGTCCCCTTCGACGTTACGGGCGATGCCACCAAGGGCTTCAAAGAGGCCTGTGCTTCCGGCCGCTCCGAGCTCACCGTCGTGCTCACCTACCTCGCGGGAACCCCGCTCTATCGCGCCGAAGGCTTCATGATCGGGTATGCGCAGGGCTTTGGCGACGACGATACGCATCACTTTGACTATCGCGCCTTCGACTTTGCTGGGGGTACCCCCGGCGTCAACGTGCCCAACGTTTACATCACCGCTGCCAACGAGGGCGGACCCGGGACGAACCCCGGCGACGAGGGTCTGGCGCTCTATGCGGGCGTCGTGGCGTGAAGGGGGAATGCTCGTGCTAACCAAGAAACAGTACTACGCGATGCGGCGACAGCACCAGGTCTTGAAGGACCGAAGGGCGCAACTGAAAGACCAGCGCAACGCCTATCAGAACGCGATTGCCGCCATTGAGGAGGAACTCGCCGAAGTGGACGACGAGGAGCAGCTTTACACGCAGCAGTTGAAGTCCCTGACCGACGAGTACGAGCGGGCGAACAATCGATGAACACGACTGCCTTAAGCACTTGGTCGGCGCGGGATGCGACCGAAAAAACCCTTCGCAAGGATGAAGGCTACCGCAGGTTTCCGTACCGGGACTCGCGGGGCATCCTCACCATCGGCATTGGCTGGAACCTCGAAGCGAACGGGCTCCCGGACGACATCATCGAGGAACTCTTCCGGCGCGGATTTGAAGCCGCGTACCAAGGGGCGCGCGAACTCTGCCCCAACTTCGACCATCTCAGCGGCAATCGGCAGCTCGTGCTTGTGGCGATGGTCTACCAGATGGGCAAGTGGACCGTCGGCGGCTTCAAGAACTTCCTGCGCAAGCTCGGCGAAGGGGATTACCGGGGCGCCGCGGCCGAGATGCGCGACTCGCGGTGGTATCAGCAGACCCAGGACCGCGCCGAGCGGCTGGCTCGCCTCATGGAGGGGACCAAGCCGTGATGGAGTGGTTGAACCTCGGAGCGCAGTTCGGGATCACGGGCTTTTGCATCGCCTATTTCATGTGGCGCGACAACCGTCGTGACAAGAACGACGCCGAACGCGAGGAAAAGCGCGGAGTTGAGCAAGCGGAAACAAATGCATGGATTCGCACCCGCTTGGTCGAGACGGTGGAAAACAACACGGGAGCATTACGGGACTTTGCGGCAGCGCTGCGGGCGATGCCGCTGGGGTGCCCACTCCACTCGATAAGCAGACTCAAGGGGGAAAACAATGCCGTATCACCGGGACACGAATAGGTTGAGGGGATTGGGTTGGTTCTTGTGGGGCATCCTGGCCGCCGCGCTGATTGCCCTGGCAGGCTGCGTATACACCCGAACGACCGCCCCGGATGGCACGGTTGTCGATCAATGGGTGCCCGATGCGGCCCTCGTTCGCGATAGCCTCGCGGCCCTGCCCACGGTCCTGAAGGCTATAGAGGACGTGAAGAAGGACCCCGAGATTACCCCCGAGGAACGGTCCGCGCGCCTCGAAGAGCTTCAGCTTAAACTTGAAGCCCTCAAAGAAATTCTCAACGCGGCGGGCCAAGGTACCCCCGTTTCGACCGCCACGACCAGTGCGAAGTAAGGAAGCGACTCGTGCCGCAAACCGTCCTATCGTTTGCCGAGCTTAACGTCGAACTCGCGGCCGTAGCCGCGGGGGTGGGCAAGATTCGCGACCTCGTGCGCGCGGCACAGGCCTTGGAGCGCTATCTCCTGGCCGGCACAACCCAGGGCATGACGCAGATCACGGCGTCGGTCCAAAACGTGTTGAACGATGCGGCGGCGCTTCGAAACGACGTGCGGCAACGTTTGCTGGACCTCAACTTTCAGCACCAACTCGTGGTGAATACCGGGCGCGACATGTTGGCCGTTAACGTGAACGCGGTGGATTCCCAAGCCGGCAACAAGACTTCCATCGGCACATGGTCGCTCTCCGGGGCGTTCAAGGGCGACCGACTCGCAGGTTCGCCGTTCCTCGGCTTCGCGGCCGGAGACGTAGTGGAGCTCTCGAACGCTGAAGACAACGGCAACAACGGCAAGCAGTTCACCGTTGGATCGGTGCAAACCGACGCCAACACGCACATGGAAAAGCTCGTAGCCACTACCGCCGTTTCCGGAATCACAGGCAACACCGACGATACAAAACTTCGAATTACCTTGAAGAAGCGATGAAACCAGACCGACACACCATCTTTGCCGACAAAGACCTTGCCACGCTTGCGGCCATGGGCGCCGTGAGCACGGAGGCCTTTGCCCGCGCGTTCATGTACGAGCATTTCTTTGCCCCCATGAGCCGTCAGCACAAGCGGTTCTGCGCCTTCATGGACGACCGGAACAGGCCCAAGAAGAACGCAATTTCACACCGCGGCTTCGGGAAGACTTCGCTAACCCTCATGGCGAAATGCGCGCAGCACATCCTGTACGACAAGAGCCGCTTCATCGTCTACGCTACGAACTCCCTCGACCGCGCCATCATGCGCAGCCAGAACTTGAAACGCGAACTCTTGACCAACGAGCGGATTCGGCGTCTCTGGCCCTCTATCAAGGTGTCGGAAGGGGCCGACATCGGCATGGACGAGGAATTCTCAAAACGCTGCTGGACCGCCTTTGGGCGCACGGTGTTCGTTCCGATGGGCTTCGGGCAAACGCCTCGCGGGTTGCTGTTCGGTCGGCGACGTCCCGACCTCATCATCATCGACGACTGGCAGGACTTGACGCGCCTCCACAACGAAGACTTCCGGCAGGCCGACTTCGAGCGGTTCCGGGGCGATATCGAGGAAGCGGTGTCCCAGTATGACAACGACTGGGAAATCATCCACACCGACACGTGCAAACACCAGGACGGGCTCACCGAACGGCTGGAAGAGCTTCCGGACTGGGCGAGCTTGCGCCTTCCCATGGCCGAAATGCGCGACGGTGTTCTGTACAGTCTCGTGCCCGAGCTCATCGACCACGAGAAGATTCGCCAGAAGTACGAAAGCCACAAGGCGGCGGGCACCCTCGACGTGTTCTATCGGGAAGTTTTGTGCCAGCCGATGGCCGAAGAAAACCTCGTGTTCCGGCGCGAATACTTCAAGCATTGCCCCCTGTACGACCTCAACACGCAGCGCAACTTGAAGGAAATGGACTCCATCGTGCTCGTGGACCCCGCGCGTTCGGCCAATCCCACGGCCTGCGAATCGGGCGTGGTGGGCTGGACCGTGGACCGGTACAAGCCTGCGCTTTATTGCCGCAAGGCCCTTGGGCTTCGCGAGCATCCCGACACCGTTATGGACGCCGCCATTAACCTTGCCCGCCACATCGATGCGTGGATTATCGGTATCGAGGTGACGGGCTTGGGCGAGTTTGCGACCTATCCCTTGAAAACCCGCCTCGGGAACCTGGGCGAGCAGTTCAAGGTGGTCGAACTCCACGCCAAGGGCGGCGTCACCGAACCGGGCAAAATTGCGCGTATCAAGTCGCTCATCCCCTTCTACCGGCGCGGCGAGGTGTTCCATGTCGAGGGTGAATGCGACCGGCTTGAGCAGCAATTGCTTTCATTCCCCAACGCCCGGCATTGGGACCTCATGGACGCGGCGGCCTACATCGTCGAGGTATTGGCCCAGGGCGATGCGTTCTGGCTCCCGCCCGAATTCGAGGGCATGAACTTCTACACGGCCTCGGCCAAGGAATGGAAAGAGATTCGGGCCGAAGCGGAGCGCGAATGGGCGCGCGACGGGGAGGTGTACCAATGCCGGTAATTATCGACAAGCAAGGCGAGTCCCGGCAAGCACAGCACCGCGTTTCCCTGCGGGAAGCCAATTATCCTTACACCTACCCCGAAGGCCTCGATCTCAAGCCGGGTTCGCCGACGCACGACCGCTTGCGCGACGAGATCATGCGGCGGCTCCGCGACTCCAAAGACCGGATGACCACCCGCCACTCCACGTGGCGGGACCTCGAATGGACCTTGAAGGCTTACATCCCTCTTGACGCCGAGGAGGAACGGCGCCGCGAGCGGGATTCGAGGAAGCCGGTCTCGATTGTGGTGCCGGTCTCTTGGGCGACGCGGGAAACGATTTGCACGTACCTCTTGGCCTCGTTCACGGCCGAGAGCCCGATGATTCAGTACGAGGGCCGGGGACCCGAGGACGTGTTTTCGGTGGCGCTCCTGGAACTCCTCGTGGATTACCAGCGCCAACGCAAGAAATGGGAATTGGCACTCCTCACGCAATGGATGGATTCCCTCACCTACGGGTTCGGCGTGGTGACGCCCACCTGGCGGCGCGAGATTGGATACCGCGTCCAACCGAAACCGCAAGGGGTGATGGACTTCCTTACGGGCCTCTTCATGGAGACCGGAGAGCCCGAGAAGGAACTCGTGGAGTACGTTTCGTTTGAGGGACACCGGCTCGATGCGATTGACCCGTGGCTGTACTTCCCGGACCCCCACGCCCCGGCGCATCTGCCCGAGGACATGGAATACGTCGGCTGGCTGGTGCCCACGAACGCGATGGCGCTCTTGGCCGAGGAAAAGAACACGGGCTCGCTGTTCAATGGCCTCTACGTGAAGCACCTCGGGGATGCGCGCTCCCACGCGCTGCGTTCCGGGGACCGCGACCCGGCCGAACCCCGGCAATCGGGCAATCCGGTCGATGTGGCGTGGATGTACTGGAACCTTATCCCGAGCGAATACGGCCTGGGCGACTCCATTTACCCCGAGCCTTGGATATTTGCCCTGGCCGGCGACGAGGTACTGGTCCAAGCGCGGCGCCTGAAGCTCGCGCACAACCGCTTCCCGGTGACGGTGTGCTGTCCCGATACGGACGGCCGCACGGCGGTACCCACGTCTCGCCTCGAAGTCGGATACGGCTTGCAGCACGTGACGAACTGGCTCATCAACAACCACGTGGCAAATCTTACGAAAAGCACCAACAACGTCTACGTGTTCGACCCTTCGATTATCAACGCAGCGGCGATGCAGGCGGCTTCCGAGGCCGGTGGGCTCATCCCCACGCGGCGCTCGACCTGGGGACGCCCCATCAAAGACGGAATCATGCAGTTGCCCGTAAACGACGTGACGGCGCGAAACGTCCAGGATGCGGACTACCTCATGCAGGTCATGAACCGCGTGACCGGAGCCACGGACATCGTGCAAGGCATGATGCGCGAAGGAGGCGAGCGGCGCAGCGCCCTCGAAGCCCGAGGGGCGCGTAGCGCGGCCCTCTCCCGGCTCGAAAAGACGGCCAAGATGATTTCCATCCAGTCCATGCGAGACCTCGGGTACATCGTGGGCTCGCAAACGCAGCAATTCATGAGCGAAGGGGTGGCGCTTCAAGTGCTGGGGCGCACGGCCGAGAAGCTCGCCCGGGAGCGGGGTATCCTGCCGGGAAGCTATATCAACGTCGATCCCTTTGCGGTGCTGTGCGATTTCGATGTAATCGTGCGCGACGGCACCATCCCCAACCCCGACAATGCGGACACCCTGCTTCGCATGTTCGAGATCATTTCCAGCAGTCCGGCCGCGGTCAACTGGCGGCTCAATGAAATCATCCTGGCTATTGCCCGCGAATCCGGCATCAAGGACTTCGATGCCTTCGAAGTGCAAACAACCGTGATGGACGATGCGGCCTTACAGGCGCAAGTACAGGCGGGCAACATGCGGCCCGTGGAACAGGCGGCGTAATGGACGAAAGACCCCTTGCCGAGCTCATCGAGGCGATGCGGCGCTCCAAGGCCTGGCGCCACGTCGAACAGGACATTCGCGAGCGTCGCGACGTGGAACTCGAGAAGCTCTTGCACGACACGGACGACTACCCGAGCGTTTGCCACGTGCGCGGCTTCCTCGCGGCGCTGACGTGGCTGTGCGACGAACTGATTCCCGGCTTGATAGCCGACGCACCGGCCATCGAGCTTGAAGAGACACAAACGCAAGAAACACCGGAGACCGAGTAACCGAAGACCGTACAGAACTGCCGTAGGGGCTGATCACCCCGAAGCGAGGCACAGGACTCGCACGGCAGATCGCCACCTGTGGGGCGAGAACGAGCACGCCGCTCGTCTCTCGCCCCTTTTTTTTGAACCACACGGAGGAACGAACGATGCCCGATGCGATTACGACCCTCTCCCCCGCCGACCCCGCGGCGCCGCCGCCCGTGCCCCCGAGGAGGGCTGCGGCCCGCGACGGCGCGGAATCCGATGACACCTCCTCGCTCGTGGAGTTCGCGCCCACCGACACCCCGCTTACGAGCGTGCCGACCTCGATGAGCGGCTTCGAGAACGAGACGGAAGACGCGGCGGACTTCATCGAAGACTCCCCCACACCCGCGCCCCAGACCGCCCCCGCGCCCGAGGGCGAGGACGACCTCGCGGGCCTCATCGGCGAGGAGGAAATTCCGCCCGTGGCTCCCGATCCCCCGAGCATCGAGAGCCTCATGCAGGAAATCGAGCGCTTGAAGACCGGCCTTACGGAGCAGGCCGCGCCGCAAGCAGCGCCCCAGGCGGCTCCCGCGTCGAGCGAACCCGAGCCCGAGGTCTTCGTGACCGAAGAGCAGTACGACGAACTCCTGGGCTCCCACGACAAGTTCAACGGGTTCCTTCGCGACTTCAAGCGCAAGACCCAAGTGGAATCGGTCCAGGCGGCGCACGCCGTGGTCATGCCGCAAGTCGCCCAGGTGGCCGCGGCCATTGCGGCGAACATCGTCTCAACGCACTCGACCGTCGAGAAGTTCTACGCGGCCAATCCCGACCTTGCGAACAACCGCGATTACGTAGGCCGCGTGTACCAAACCCTCTTGAGCAAGTTCCCCGATCTGCCCGTCGAGAAGCTCGTGGCCGCGACCGCCAAGGTTGCCAAACGGGGACTCGCGCGGGCGCAGCAAACCCAAACCACATCCACACCGGGACTGCGCGCGGCGCCGCCGAACGTGGTCCCGATGGCTCCGCCGACAGGGGCTCGCCCTGCGGTGGCACCCAGGCATCAGCTTGACTCCCTCGCCGCTGAATTGGCCGCGGTCAGGCTGTGAAACGCAAATCCAAGGAGGTGAAGACAGATGCGTAAAGACAACGCGTACGAGCGGAACACGGTGAACCTGAAAGAGCTCGCGCAAATCGCCGCCACCGGCGAGGCCAAGAGCGAAACGATTCCCGTCAATGCGGACGTGGTGCTGGCACCGCTCCCGGCCAAGGCCGCGACCGCGCACACGGCCGTGCTTCCGAACGTGAGCGAAGCGGCCGGCAAGTTCGTGTCCGTGCATGCGGTGCTCGACGAGAACGAACACGCCGCGGCGGGCGCCGGTGCCTCCGTGGTCGTGAAGGTGGGCGCGGACAGCCTCACGCAGGGAACCAATGGAGTACTTGCGACCTATCGGGCCGCGGGCGACCACGGGCTCTTCTACTGCGACGGCATGGGCTGGTTTGAGCTCGCCACCAAAGAAACGCCCGCCGGCTAATCCCTTCGACTTCGAGTGTCGCGTTGCGGAGCGCGGCCCTCGGTAAAGCCTCTGCGGAAAAGGAGAAACGCAAGATGCCTAAGCTCTGGATGGGCATGGAAGGGGTGGGTCGCTTCGACGACACCCCCGAGCATCGCCCGCAAAACTGGAGGCAAAAGGTCCTCCAGGAAGACCCCAACGGGGACGCCCCCATCACGGCGATCTTGAGCAAGCTCAAGAACGAAGTGACCGACGACTACCAGTACAACTGGTTCGAGAAGGAATTCCCCGAACAAGGCGGCGACGTGGACGGCATTTACCTCAATGCCGCCCTCACCACCGCGTATTCCGATGCCGTTCCGGCCAACACCATCGTGTATGCGAAGGTGGACGCGGATACGGCGGGCCTGTTCGTGCCGGGCGCCGCGGGCTTGCTGCGCTGCGGTACGGACTTCACCGCGGACCTCGTGGGCAAGGTCGTGGACGTGGTGAAGAACGGTTCGCGCTCCTACCTCGCCATTCGCCTGCTGCGCGCGGACGGGCAAGGGAACAGCACGCTGACCACGTGCGACTACCTGATGCGCGTCGGGTCCATCTTCGGGGAAGGAGCGAAGTCGCCCTCTCCCATTTCGCGCGAATCCATGCGGAAGTTCAACTACACGCAGACCTTCCGCACAGCGCTCGAAATCACCGGGCGCATGCTCAACACCACCTTCCGCACCGGGGACAAGTACCAGGAACGGAAGGGCGACTCCCTCAAGGACCACATGCGGGACATCGAATGGGGTCTCGGGTTCGGCGAAATGTCGGACATCGTGAACGAGGAAGGCCAGCACGAGACCACGACCAAGGGTATTCGTGCGTTCATCCGCGATTACGCCCCCGACAACCTGCTCGACTTCACGACACAGGCGGAAACCCTCTTCAAGGGCAAGACCTGGCTCGAAGCCGGCGACGCCTTCTTCGAGAAGGTGATGGAGCAGGTGACGGGGATCGGTCCCGAGGAGCGCCTTGTCATCGGCGGGAACGGGGTCTTGGCGGGCTTGAACGCGCTTGCCCGCAACCGGGGCCAGTGGACCTACACCACGGAAACCCGCGCCTACGGCATCGCAGTCCGCGAGTACGTGACGCCCTTCGGGCGCTTCGACTTCATGCGGCACCCGCTGTTCAACAAGGTGCCGAGTTTGAAGAACGCAGCGTTCGTGTTGTATCCGGGCTTCCTGCGCTATCGGTTCCACAAGGGCCGCGATACCCACTTCAAGCGCGACCCGAACAATCCGTTCCTCACCAAGAACAAGCTCTCCGGGCCGGTGGACATTGACGGTATCCACGAGGAATACCTCACCGACTGCGGCCTGGAGCTCTGGCACCCCGAGTGCCACGCCTTCATCAGCGGGATCGGGCAGAAGAACACACAGAACTGAGGAGCGGCCGTGAACTGCAAGAATCTGCGCATCGCGTTCGTGAAACGCACGGGCCGCTACGACCTCGTGGAAGACGGCGCCAATTGGGCGGACAAGGGAGCGAACGAGTACCTCAACCGAGGGCAGAAGCTCCTGGACTCCTTGATTGTCCTCCCGCACCACGAGCGCCGTTGGTTCAAGCGCCTTGCGGCGGGCGACTGGCAAGTCCGGTTTCCCTCGCTGTGCCGGACCGTGCGCGCGGTCGAAATGGCGGATTCGACGCAGAAATGGCCCCTCGATCTCGTGTCGATGGAGGAACTCCGAAGAACCTACGCGGCGGGGGATTTCTCGGCGGTAACGCCGGGCACCCCCGCCGTATTCACCCCCTCGGACGGGGCCATCAATTCCACCCAAGCGGGCTGGACCGCCCAAAACTTCGCGGGCATGCACGATTGGGAAGACGTGCAGTACAGCTTGGGCGAGGGAGCCAACGCCTACGAGGGCATTGTCTGGATGCCCCCCTGCGCGGCGGACGGTCTCACGGTTTCGGTGTGGGGCCTGTGGTACACGTCCGACCTCGTGAACGACGAGGACAAGACGTGGTGGAGCATCAACGAGCCGGATCTGACGCTTCGCGCGGCCACGGCGGAAATGGAAGCCGACCTGCGCAATTCCGAGGGCTACAACGACGCCGTAAACGCGATGCAACCGAAGTTGAAACAACTCGACTTCGACCAAGCCTACCGGGAATCGCTTCGACACGGCAGCAAGATTCGGGGGTGACATGGCCAAGGTGAATTTTAAGGTAAAGAAGAAGCCCGTGGAAATGCCCGACCCTTCGGGCTTCGCGCGGGTGGCGCCGGTGCCGATTTCGCTCGAAGCGAGGCCCCAAGCGCTCTATTACTGCCGCATCGCGGGCTACCTCATGGACATCGGCGCCTACTTCCCCGTGGCGTGCACGGGCTCACTGGTGGTAACGCTTCGCGCCCCGAATGGCGTCGAAACCGAACACCGCTTCCCCGTGGAGCGCCGCGCATACCTCTCGCTGCTCGATTCGCTCGCCGTGGAAAAGAACACCGTCATCGCGGTCCGCGTGGAGTCCGACGATACGGCCGCGACCGCCGTGCTGAGCGCGTATTACGTGCCCCTGCGGGCCGTCAAGGTGGAAGGGTATGCCGAGCAATCGCCTGAGACTGTTTGAGGACAGCCTCGGCCGAGGCTTGAGCCCTCTTCCCCACACCCCGGTCAACGCCCCGGTGTTGAGCGAGGGCTACGGCTTTCGTCCGCTTGGAGAAACGGCGCATGCCTACGTGCCGGTGCAGGCCCTTGGCGGCGCCCAGGCGCTCGATTGGCCGTTCCCACAACTCCACGCGGGGCAATCGCAGTATTTCGCCTTCGACCGCACAACGGTTCGCCTCGTGACGCCCGGCAGCGCGGGTTTTGTCACGGTGCCGACCTACGACGCCCGCAACCCGAGCATGCCGAAGGCCATTCCCGCGGGCGGGCCGTGGCACGTCGCGGATTGGGGCACGTTCTACATGGCGACGAACGGCGCGTGCCTCGTGTACCTGTCGTATCCCTACTCCAAGGTGCTCGTCGAGACGCAGTGCTACCCGAAGACCCTGTGCGCCTTTCGCGACCGTTCGATGTTTGGGAACATCGTCGGGTATCAGGCGGAATGGAGCTCGTTCTGGCACACGTGGCTCGATGCCGATATGCCTTTGGCCTTCGGCTCGGGCATGCCCAACCTGTATCCGAACTCCGTGGCGTGGGGCTCCATCGAAGGCGGGGATGCGCTCCTGTGGTTTCGGCGCGACCTTGCGGAAACGGGCTACCTCGCGGGGGTAAACAACGCCGCAAAGCCGCAATGGTTGGAAAAGCTCCGTCAGAACCAGGTCGGCTACGAGGACATGCCCTGGACGGGCGAAGTGCTGTGCGTGAAGGCCCTCGACAATGCCGTCGTGGTCTACGGCACGCGCTACGTCTCGATTCTGATGCCCGTCAACGTGAGCTACCCCACCTTCGGCCGGCGCGATCTCGCCCCCATCGGACTTGCGGGGCGCGCGGCCGTGGCCGGTGACGAGACCGGGCATGTGTTCGTATCGAGCGACGGGATCTTGTACCGCGTGTCTGGCGAGGGACAAATCGAACGGATCGAATACGGGGCGCAATTCGCGGGCATTGCCGCGCAAGACCCCGTGGTGACCTACGACCCCTACCGGGGCGAGTATCGAATCTCGGCGCGGGACCGCGCTTACCTCTTGACGCCGGCAGGGCTTGTGGAATGCCCTGAGCGAACCGTTGCGTGTGTGCCTTTCGCGGGAGCCTTGTACGGACGCGGCGAAGCCGTTTCTGGACGCATGGGCTTCAAGGCGGTCTCGTGGCCAACGGACCTCGGCACTCGCGGATTGAAGAACCTCACGGGCATAGAACTCGGGGCGCGCAATCCGCAAGAGATCTCCGTTGCCCTCGAATACCGCAATGACCTCAACGGCCCGTGGAAGACGGCTCCGTACATTGCGCTCACCCGCGAAGGTTACGGCGGGGTCCACGTAACCGCCGTCGAGTTCCGCGTGACCGTCGCGGCCGATGCCTTCCCCGACTTCGATTACGTGGACCTCTATTGGAACGCGGGCGGCAAGGCGCATTTCGGGAGCCTGGCATGAGGGAGACCTTTGGAAGCATTCGCAAGGCCTTCACCTTGGGCCTGGAACCCGAGCCGGGCCTGAACGGCGCCGATTACCTTGTGAAGTGCCACAACGCCCGCGCGACGGAAATCGGTCTGCGTCCTCACGAGGTAATCGTCAATACGGCCAATTCGATGCCTCTGCCCCCTTCGTGGCCTTACCCGCGCCTGTGGCACTTCGGAAACGTCGCGCCCTACCTCTTCTACCGAGACAAAATCTACCGGGGCACAGGTGCTCTCGACGTTGCGGTTACGCAGCCGGGCGGCCCGTGGCACGTGGCCGAACTGGGCTATACCTGGATGGCCGCGAACGGCGCGAGTTTCGTGTACCACGTGCCGAGTGCAGGCAGCGCAGAGCTCACCGAAACCTTCGTACAGAGCGTGGCGGCGGTCGGGAACACCTACGTGCTGGGCGGACTCGACGGCACGCGGTTCCTGAATCCGGGAGTACAACGGGTATTTGCCGCGTGGCGCGCAAACGCTCCCGACGTGACCGACAACCTCACCTTTCCCGATGCGTCGTGGCTCATGTGGTGGAGCGTGGGCGGGGGTGCTTCCGACGAACCGTTTGCCGCCGAACTCGCGTTTATGGGGCGCGGCGACTTCTCACGCTACGAGCGGGTCCTCATGGACTACGCGACCTCGGGGCGCATCGGATTCGTTCCGACGCGCATGGGTTCGGTTCGCGCGATTTTGCCCTTGGGCAACGGCAACGCGGCTGTCTACTGCGCCTACGGCGTGGGCATTCTCGATTCGGTGTTTGGCGACGACGGGGTGAGCCGCTTCCGGTGGCGCCCCGTCCTGGGTATCGGCATAGGAGGCCGCTCTCATGTGGCTGGCAATCTTTCGGTGCATTATCTGGTGGACACTACCGGCCGCGCGTGGGCACTCTCGGGCGACGGCGCAAAACCCTTGGGCTACGGCGCCTATCTGGGACCAATGGCGGCCAACGAAACGAATGTACCGATGGTCGCCTCCTACGATCCGCAAGAGGCGGAAGCCTACTTTGCGGCGTACCCCACGGGCTGCTACGTCCTGCGAAACGGGCTTGCCCTCTCATCCCGAGACGATTGCCCCACCGGCTTGAGCCGCAACGCGGCGGGTGTATTGCAGGGCTACGCCTTCGGCACGTACTCGCGCGCCTTCGAGGCAGTAAGCGGGCGGTTCGACTGCAACCAACCCGGCATGAAGTCCCTGCACGTGCTGCAAGCCTCGGCACAAGACGTATCGCAGCTCCAACTCGCGCTCGATTACCGCTACGGCAACGAGACCGCTTGGCGGGCCTATCCTTGGCTCAACACGAGCCCGGAGGGTTCCGCCTATCCCACGACTACGGCCGTGGATTTTCGCGCCAAGCTCAAAGGGGAAATGGGGACCGATGGACGCATTGACTACGCCTATTATCGATACCAATTCGCAGATCGACGCGATACTCGCGGACTCTACGGGCAAGCCTGAGTACAAGACCCTTCGCCTCGACGAATACCAGATTGCGCAGTGGTGGCCCGTGCTCGCGCAGACTATTGCGGCATCGGTGCCCCCGCCGTGGGATTCTTCGGGCTACATCACCCCGCGCGTCTTCCAAGAACTTCAGGCGGGGAAGATGCAGGCGTGGATCATGGTCGCGGATCGGGAACCCAAACCCGAGGTCTGCATGATTGCGACGACCCGCTGGGGCCAGGACGCCGTGACGGGCGAGAAGCACTTGGTCCTCTTCTCGCTCTACGGCTACGAGCCGGTGGGAAGCGAAGTGCTAGAAGACGCATTTCAGACCCTTGCGCGCTTTGCCCGCGGCGGCGGCGCCTCGCGCATCCTTGCCTACACCTGCAATGCCCGCGTCGTGGAACTGGCCGACCGGACCGGCGCCGATACCGCGTGGCGCTTTCTCCATTGGAGGGTCTAATCCATGAGCGCACAATTCGCCACGTCCTCGGGCGAGCCCTTGCAGTTCCCGGAATACATCCAGCACACGCACCAGGACTATCTTGACGGCTCGTTCAGCAATTATCCCTACAACATCAAAGCCTACCTCGAAGCCGCGTTGACGGCGGGCTCGCCGTATGCCGGGGCCGTTGCCTACGACCCTTCGGACGACCTCGCCGACGCCCGCACGCGCATCGACGCGCACGCGGAGCTTGTGGATGCCCTCGACTACGCGAACGTGCAGGACATGATGCCCCTGGCGCTAACCGTTGCCGACACGCTGGCGGGAAGCGCCTCGAAGATCGACGCGATGGTGGCCGCGTTCGACGAGAAGCAAAAGGACAAGCTCTATGCAGCCTTGAACGCCCTGTGCGGATCGCTCTTCGACACCCGCGCCACGGGAAACTCTCAGTTCAAGATGGCCCTCGCCTCGCTGTACGACTCGCATAAACGGGAAGTCGGCGAGTACCGCGCGAATCTCGATATGCAGGAAGAGAAGATGCGCGAGTACGCGGCCCTGCAACTCCTGGAATCGATGATGCGGATGCACCTCGCGAAGCTCGATGCCGACGCGCGGGTGACGGGCATGGTCACGGAGGCCGACATCAAGAAGATCCTCGGCATGAAGGAATACCACGAATCGGAAATCCAGTTGGCGGAGCTCGACGCCAAGTGGGACCTCGAACTCTTCCGCTACGGGGAAAACATGCTGCACGCCCTTTCTGGGGTCGCCTCGGTAGGCCCGCGCTACGACCAGCGCACGAGCGGACTCGCGGGGCTCATGTCGGGCATGGGCGGGGCCGCTTCCGTGGGCGTCGCCGTGGGCACGGCGATGGGCAATCCCCTCCTTGGGCTCGCGGCGGCCGGGCTCATGATGGGCATGAACTTCCTGGGCGGTCGCGCGCAGGGCTACACGAACTGATTCAAGGGGGAACCATGAGCGACAAGTGGGATTCAATTCTGAGCCTCGCCAAGGGCATCAGCGGCGTGGGCGGCATGTTCGGCGGACCGTTTGCCCAGATGGCGGGACAGTCCGACGACGTGGCCACGGCGGCGATGGTCTCGCGCGAGCTCGAACGACAAAAGCAAGAACAGGAAAAGCAGGAGAAGGCCTCGAAGCGGGGCGGGCTCGGACGGCTAGTGGGCTCGACGGGCGGCGCTATTGCGGGCAGCATCCTCTTGCCGGGCATCGGTACCGCCATCGGTGCGGGCCTGGGCGACATGGCGGGAAACGCCATCGGCACAAAGTCCGCGGGCGGCGACCTAGACATGAAGGAAATGCTCAAGGGCGGGCTCGAAAGCGGGATTACGTCTTATATCGCGCCCAAGGTGCTCGGGAGCGCGGCTCAGACGGCGAGTGCGGCCCCCGGCGCCGTGGCGTCCGGCGCCGAGAAGCTCTCGCGGCTTCCGACCTGGATGGGTACGCACATGGCGCAATGGGGCGGGGACTCCCCGCTCATGCACCAGATTCTCGGGCACCTCGGCTCGGGAATCGGCATGGGCGTGCAAAACGCGACGGTACGTCCGATGGTGCGCGGCGCAATGAATGCTGCAATGCCCTCTAATGCGCCCTCGCAAGGCCTGTGGAGCCCGTACCTCGACGAACGGTACGCGCTCGCCAACCAGTGGGGGAAATAATCCAATGGCGCTTACGGGTCAATTCACGCTTCCCGCCGCGCTTGCGGCCGAGGAGGAACGACGCCGCGCATCGATGTTGGCGTCGCCTGCTCTTCCCGCGGTCCCGACGCCCGCCCAGGCGGCCCCCGGCGCGCCGCAGGCCGACCCGAATTACTGGAAGGCCAACCTCGCGATGGGGCTCGCGGGCCGTGCGGCGGAATTGCTTGGGGGGTCTGCCGGACCGAAACCCATCTCGCTTCCCCCGGGCGCGATGCTTGGCATGGAAGGGCTGCGGACCCTCTACGGAATTCAGCGAGGCGAGCGCGATGCGCAAACCGCATGGCAGATGCATCAACAGCAACGCGAGGACGCGGCCCGGCGCGAGGCGACGGTTAACGCACGCGAAGACCGGGACTTCGGGTTTCGCCAACAGGCGCGCAACGACGATGTGGCTTGGCGAGGCTACGAGGCGCAAAACCGCAACGCCTGGAGCACCGCCGAGTGGAACCGCAACAACCTGTTCCACGGCGACCAGATGGACCTTGCCCAAAGCGAACAGCAGGCGAACAAGGACTACCGCAAAGAATCCCTCATGCAAGGCTGGGAAGGGCTCAAGCTCGAAAAGGAGAAGCTCGCAAAGTATCTCGCCTCGGGTGGAAGCGGCGGGGGCGCTTCGGGTGGTTCTTTGAGCGGCGCCAAGCTCGATGCCATTGCGAGCTACATGCAGTCGCAAGGCTACACCGACGACCAGATCAACGGCGTCATCGGCCCCATGATCGAGCAGTCCATCGGCGTGAAGCTCCCCGCAAAGCCCCAAGCTCCGAAAGAGGAAGTTGCAGAAACGGCCAACGAAGCCGTGGCAAGCCGCGATTGGCGGGATTGGATGGGCCTTGCCCATGATTTGCCGCTCACGCAAAGCCCTGACGGCAAGCAGCTAATCGACCGCACGAAACTCGTGAAGGGACGCAAGTACCAGACGCAAGGGGGTATCGCGACGTTCGACGGGCAAGACCTGTGGCTGGAGGGGATGAAGTAACCATGCCGGAACGCAAGAGACTCGACCTCGACGATCCCGCGCTCGTGCCGCAGGCAGCGCCCAAGTCAAACCGCATCAAACTCAACCTCGACGACTTGAGCATCCTGCCCAAGGACGTGCCGTTCGGCGAGGGCGTTTCCACTTCACTAGCCACAAACGCGGACGCGGCCCTTGAAGGGCTTGCCGGTACCGCGCAGCGAGGCATGCGCGCCGTACGGCTCGATCCGATGGGCACGCTCTTGAGCCGCACCGGCCCCGGATTCTTCCTCATGGACCGCGAGCAGCGCATGAACGAACGCGCAGAGGCGGACAATCCGGCGCAAGACAATTGGCTGGAAGGCCTCATGCGGGGCGCGGAGAACTGGCTCGCGGAAACCGCCCACGGCGCCCGTACGGATGCCGCAGAACGCCAGCAGGCCCTTGCCGAGCAGTACCCCGAAATGCGCGGTGCAATGTTCGACGGATGGAAGCCGGATGTGAACGTGCTCTTGAACCCCGAGCGCATGCTCATCGAAGGTCTTGGACAAACGGTTCATTATGCACCGTCGCTGGCTGCGGCCCTCTTGACCAAGAGTCTTCCCCTCGGCTTGCCGGGAAAGGCGGCGGACGTGGCGGCGGGTCTCGCGGGAGGGTATGCCTCGGGCCTGGAAACGGGCGGACAGGTCTACCGCGACAACATCGAGCAAGGCATGCCCGAGGGCACGGCACAGGCCAACGCGCGACTCATGGAAGGGGTAACGACGGCCCTGAGCGCCTTGCCTTTCGAGCGCATCGTGGGCGAAGAACTCGCACCCGGCCTTGCCAACCTCGGGCGCAACGCCCTCAAGGTGGCCGGCACCGGGGCAATTGAGGCGGGCAGCGAAACCCTCGAAGAGTACACCCAAGGCATTCTCTCGGGCCTCACGTCGCACGAGGCACTCGGGCAAGCGCTGTCCGCCGGCGCCATGGCCGGACCCACGGCGAGCGCGGCGCATCTCGCCTTTCAGAGTCCGGGCATGTTCGGCCCGAGCGAGGCGCCCGAGGCATCGCCCACGGAAGCGCCTGCAACGCCGCAACCGAGCGATAATTGGCAACGGGCGGAGCAACTGGCCGCGTTGCAGAACAAGGGCAAGGCAGAGGGCTTGAGTCCCGAAGAGGCGACGCTCATGCGCAGCCTCGCGCAGAGCATCGACACCGAGGCCCTTGCCAACGAACTCGCGGCTATTCAGGCGGCGCCTAGTCCGACGCCCGCGGAAGGCGCACAGAATGCCCCAGGAGCGCCCCACGCTCAGAGCCCTGCTGAGGCATCAAACACTCAGTCGTCGCCCGTGGAGCCCGTCGCCGCAGCCCTGGCGCAGGACACCGAGGCCAACAAGGAACTTGTCCAGGCGCTCATCGGCACGACCGATAACCTCGCCCGTACCGTAAGCGCTTTGACCGAAGCCCCCATGGCACCCGAACCCGAGGTGTCGGGCATCGCTCAGTCCACCGAGACCGCGCCCGCCCCCAAGGCTCCGAATCCCACACTCACCGGATCGAATCGGCTAAGGCGCCTTGCGGAGTATCGAGCGCAACGTGAAGCCGCTTCCGTGGAGACGGCAGAAAAGCCCGAGGCACCGGCAGCGCAGACTCCACTCGACCCTGAGGAAGCCATCTTCAACCCCATTGACCGTGCGGCTCCTCAAGAGGAAAAGGTGCGCCAACTAAACGCGCTCACCGAGGTCAACAAGCCGCGAATCGATCAAGTCATAGGGGAGATCGACAAGGCGCTCGGCACGAAATCGAAATCCAGCATCAAAGAGCCGCAGAAGATCCTCAACAAGGCCAATCGCCCGAGCATCAAGGCAAGAAAGCCGTGGCACGATGTGGAACACGTGCGGGACTCGCTGCGCTTCAAGACGGTCATCAACAGCTTTGAGGACGTGTCGGCCGCGTTCGATATCATCCACAAACGCCTGGGCGCCGAGGTGGTGAAGACCGACACCGAGAAGATGCTGGCACCGAAAGAGTGGGGATGGCGATTTGCGGCGTTCGACCTTCGAATGCCGAACGGACAGCTTGTGGAATGGTACTTGCCCCTGCGAGAGCTCGAAGAGGCGAAGAAGGCAGGGAACCACGACTTGTTCGAGAAGTGGCGTGAAACGACAGACGAGGAGCGGACGGCCCGTTGGAACGAGTACCGCACGGATCTTCGAGCGAGCCGACGACGCTATGAGGGCGCCTGGCGGGCGGCTCTGGCTCGGTTGTCGCAGGACGAAAGCGCAGCGGCGGCTTCCTGGAAGAACTTGAGCACCTCCTTGGGATCGGTCACGGGCTCGAATTCATCCTTGAGCTCGTCGGCCGAGAACGTGCCCCGACGCCAGACCCCGTCGATGCGGACGGCCGGGAACTCGGGCGCAAGTACCATGACGCGGCCCGTGGATTTGTCGAAGGAGACTATTGCGTCATCGGGGGAGAAAACGGGGAATTCAGGGTCAAACATCGGTCAAACCTCCACAACTATTTTACCACAGTCGGATGCGCAGACAAAGGATGACCGCGACACGGAGGGCGGCGCGGCGGCGCCCGTGCGTCCGGTGGCTCCTTCCCCAACGCCCGACGCGGGAGAATCGGCCACTCTTACGCGGGATAATGCCGACGAGGAACAAATCCCACGGACTTCGGCCGTCCAGGGCCACGATACGGGCATTCTCGCGGAGGGGTTCAAGGGAGAGATCCCCGCACGGTATGCCGTGTTCGAGCTCCGCGATCTCACCGCATCCCACGACTTTTGGCGAGGCACGCCCGCTGCCAACAACGAGCAGCGCGGCACGTATCCCAAGAGGTTGCAGCCCCGCGATTACGGCCCCGGCACCGCGGAAGAGTCGAAGGTTGTGCGTTTTGCGCAGGAGCAGAAGTCGCCCTACTACGTCTCTTCGCACCCTGGCGCCGACTCCGGTCCGCCCTCGGTTTCGCCCGACGGAACGGTGATTAACGGGAACGGCCGTGTGATGTCGCTCCAACTCGCGGCCGGCCGCAACGACTACGCCTGGATGCGCGAGGCCGTGCTGAACCAGGCCGAGACATTCGGGCTCGACCGGGCGGCCGTGGACGCGATGGAATTTCCCGCCCTCGTGCGCGTGGTGGACATGAACCCCACGAGCAAGGAAGCCCGTGAATTCGCGCGGGCGGGCAACGTGACGACGACGCAACAGCAGAGTCCCGCGCGCACGGCCGCGTCCTTGAGCGGGCTCATCGATGCCGAACTGCTCGACAGCCTGGACCTTTCTGACGACATCACCTTCTCCGAAGCGGTGAAAGGACCTGCGGGCGCCTCGTTCCGTCAAATCCTGTTCGAGGCGCTGCCCGCGTCCGTGCGGCCGAATTACTTCCGAGACGACCGAACCCTGACCGACACGGGCGCCGAGCTCGTGCAAAACATGCTCCTGTCGCACGTGTTCCCCGTCTCGCTAATCGAGCGGCTGAGCACGGCACGCCCAAGAATGAAACAAGTCATCGAGGGGGCATTGCCGCAACTCCTGAGCATTGTGCGCGACTACCCGGAAGGCGACATTACTCCCCAGTTGATCGAGGCCTTGGAGTTCCTGTCGCGCTACCCCGAGGTTCGCAAGCAGAGAGAGGTCAAGGCAATCCTCGGGCAACAGTCCATCTTCGGCGGAAGCGACGAAACCCTCTCTCCCGCGGGCGAGATGGTGACCGAGTTCCTGGTACGCGACGGGGACAAGCCCCGCGTGTTCCGGGAGCGGCTCGCCAAAGCCATTTCTGATTACGCATGGTCGCAGGGCCTGCTTGGTGAAGGCGGCGATGCCCTCGACATCATCGTGGGCGCGCTCGACGTGCAGCCCAAGGAAGGCGCCGTATTCGGTCGCCCGGTAGCGCTCCTGGCCGCGGCAACCCCACGGCGCGCCGTTGACCGGACACGCGCCGTCACACCTTTGAATGAGGCGCGGCGGACGATTAACCAGGTCGTGTCCCGGCTCTCGCGGGGAAAGAACTTCAAGGTGCTGCGGACGATGGGCGAAGCGCCCGAGGAGGTGAGGCGGACGCTGTGGAAGCAGTTGCGTTCGGTGGAGGTGGGCGAGCGGCGGTATTTCGTGGCCGGATTCTTCCACGAGGGCACGGCCTATTTCGTGGCCAACGACCTCGAAGCGCTCGCCGCGCAAGACGGGCTCTCTTTGGAGGCGATGGCGGTGGCGAAGTGGGCGCACGAGTACGGGCTCCACTACGGTCTGCGCGGGATGCTGGAGGAATTGCACGGGCCGGGTGGGCGTCTGGCGTTCAAGCGCCTCATGCGCGACGTGTTCGCGGCCGTGGGGCGGGAAGGCATTCTCGAAGCCGTTGGCGAAAGCTATGCCAACGCACCCAACGACGTGCTCGCCGAAGAGTACCTTGCCCATCTGGCCGAGCGCCTCGACAAGAACAGCAAGCTCACGGCGTCCGAGCGCACCGTTTGGAAAAGGGTGCTCGACTTCTTTCGCAACGCCTTGCGCCGAACCCTTGGGAAACTGACCGACCGCGACATCGAGCGCGTGGTCTTGAACTCGCTCCGCTGGGCCATGAACCGTGGCGAAACGAACGGCACGCCCGACACGCGGTTCAGCCTCACCTTCGGTCACGAGTTTCAGGACAAGCAAAAGGACCGCAGCGAGAATACCCTTGCCGCGCGTGATGCGGCCTTGCGGGTGTTCGACAAGGGCGGAAGTGTTATGGACGCGTGGCGAGCGGCCCGGCGCGCCGCACAGGAGGCCGATGCTCGCCCGTATTCCACCGAGGGAATCCGATTGGCCGGCGATCACGGCATGCGCCAAGCGGCCCGGCTTCGCGGCATCGATATCGAGGATAAGGCTTTCGGCGACGGCTGGAACAGCAAAGAACCCGCGAGCGCTTGGGATTCCGAGTCGAAGCAAGGTGCCATTTTCGCGGAACGCCCGTTGCCGAAGCTGAAATCCGCCCGAGGGCAGTGGAAGAAGTACGGCGAGCCGCGCTTCTCGATTGCCGAGGCGCGGCGCCAAACCGAGACTCCGGCCTTCAAGCGGTGGTTCGGGCAATCGAAGGTCGCGGCGGAGGACGGCGCGCCCCTTGTGGTCTATCACGGCACGGTCAACGACTTCGCCCAGTACGACGAACGTCGCGGCAATGTCGAAAGCGACTGGGGCGCGGGATTCTACTTCTCAAACACGCCCGAGGACGTAAACGAGAACTACGCGGGCGAAGGCCCCGACCTCACCAACAAGATTGAGCGGCTTGCAGAACGTATCGAGGCCGAAGAAGAAATCCCTTACGCGGAGGCCCGCGAGCGCGCCCGCGCGGAATTGTCCGAGGGCCGGGCGAATGTGATGCCGGTGTTTCTCTCCCTGCAAAACCCCTTCGAGGTGGGCGGCGAACGCCCGGAGTACTGGGAAACCGAATACGACCCCGAGGACGAGGACGCCGAACCCACGGGCAAGGCCATCGACTTCCTGGAGGCGCTTCGGCACGTGGCTTACGGGTTTGATGACGTAAATACCGATACGCTCAGCGAGGACCTCTCCGAATATCTCTACGACGGCGGCAAGGCCGAAGATATGGTTGAAGCGGCGCGAAAGAGCGAGGGGCTTTCCTACGCCACGGACGAGCACGGCGATCTGGCCGGCCACGAAATCATCCGGCTCGCCCTGGAACGCATGGGCTACGACGGCATCATCGACCGAAGCGTCAACAAGAAATTCGGATGGGAGAGCAAGCAGAAGCCCATGCTCGGCATGGCGCAGGACACCGTACACTACATCGCGTTTCGTGCGAACCAAATCAAGAGCGCCACGGGCAACACCGGGGCTTTCGACCCCACCAACCCCGATATCCGCTTCAGCGCCGAGACGCGCACGGGCGACCCCAATGTGGCGCCCGAGGCCGCGCGGCGCATCGAGGCGGGCGAGCTTGCCTCGGAACCCGGCAAGCGCGGCCTCGCAAACCCCTTGCCCGACATCGAGCACCTGCGTCAGGTCTACGACACGGTGCAAAGCGTGATGGATGAGCTCGGGATTCCGGGCGTGAAGAGGGTCAAGGACACCTATGCCGCGGCGGAAGAAATGGACCTTGCGCAGGTCCAAAGCCGGATGATGGAACATGCCCGTAACGGCCGTACCTTCGAGACGGTCGAGGAAGCGGGGGCGGCCCGGCTCGTGTTGGAGCGGGAGTCTCCGAAACTCCTGAAAGAGAATCGCCTCGAAGAGCTCGCGAAGCTCATCGGCGCCTACAACGACACCGGCACCGAGGCGGCGCGTATCCTCGCCATTCGCCGGGAACAGCTCGACCTCGATACGCCCGAGGCGAAACGCTCGGCGCTTCTCGGCCAAATCTTCGAACCCTCGCGCCGGCTCAAGGCCGAACGGGACCGCCTGACCCGCCAAATCTCCCAGGAGAAGAATCCGGGGAAGCGGGCGGTGCTTTTGCGGCGCCGTGGCCTCGTTAACAAGCAGATGGCGAAGGAACTCGAAAGAGCCAAGGCGATTCTCGACCGCTACGGCATCGACCCCGAGCGCATCGAGGAAGCCAAGCCTGCCGTATTGCGCCGGGTCCTGCGGGATGTGGCGGCCTCGAAGCACACCTACTGGGATGCGCTCTTCGAGTGGCGCATGAACTGGGGACTGCTCTCGGGCGGGCGCTCCTTCGTGGTAGACCCGCTCTCGACGGGCATGCACGCCGCGTGGGACGCCACGGGAGAGCGCTTCGTGAAAGCGATGCTGAACCTCTTCGTGGGCGACCCGCTCTCCCCGCACCTGAACGAACTCGTGACGCAATGGCGGGGACTCGTACCGGGGCTCGCGGCAGGGTGGCGCAACGCTTTCCGCACCCTCGCAACCGAAGAGCCCACCCTGGCCGCAAGCAAGGGGCAAAAGAACCTCGGGGAGACCTTCAAGGACCGGCACGACGTGGCCATTTCCGGGCGCAAAGGCTACCTCGTGCGCCTGCCCTCGAACCTCAAGGCAGCGTCGGACGAGTTCATCAAGTCGGTTGTGGCGCACATGGACGTGTGGGCGCAGGCCGACCGCCTCGCGCGTCTGGAAGGCCTAAAGGGTGGCAAACGCACGCAACGTATTGCCGAGCTTGTAGGCGATGGACGCTCCCTCGCCTGGACACTCGCCCTCACACACGCCAACTACATCGCCTTCCAGGAGCCCTTGAAGAGCGAGGCGGGAAATAAGCTCATGGGCACTGTGCACGGCACGCCCTTGCGCTGGGCATTCCCCTTCGTGAAGACTCCCACCAACCTCGTGAAGCTCGGGCTCCGCAAGAGTCCACTCGGGATTCTCTCCCTCGTGCGCGAGCGGGGCAAACTCTCCACAGAAGAGAAGGTCGCCCGCACGGCTGAACAACTCATCGCGTGGGGCATGACGGTGGGCCTCATGGCCGCAATGAGCGGCGACGAAGACGAACCGTGGATTACCGGCACCTCGTCCTGGACACCCGAAGAACGCAACAAGCGCGAAGCCGAGTACCGCTTCGCGGCTCCATACACCATCAAGCTCCCCGGCTACGGGCGGGTCGATTACTCCCGCCTCGAACCCTTCTCGACGGCCCTGGCCACGACGGTAGACGCCCTCGACAACTTCAAGCACAACGGCGCCGGCGTCGAAGCAGGCAACGAGTTCATGCACGACATGGTGGGACTCCTGAAGGACAAGCTCTTCCTACGAGGCATGAGCGACCTCATGGACCTCACGATGGACGAACGGCGCCGCCCCAAGGTGGCCGCAGACTTCCTGAGCTCGTTCATCCCCAACCTCTACCAGCAAGCCGCCCTCGCCAGCGACCCCAACGTACGCGAGTTACAAGACGCCGGCCACGGCCGCTTCAAGGACCGCGTGATCTACTCGATGTTCCCGACCTCGCACATTCCCTATCCCAAAGTGGACGTGTGGGGTCGCGAAATCCGAAAGGGCGGCAACGCCCCCTGGCGCGCCGCCATGCCCATTAATCTCTACCCCGACCAACAAAGCGACCTCGAACACAAGCTCGACACCCTTATCCGCAAGTACAACGAGAATGCCCCACCTGAAAAGCAATGGTGGCCCTCACGCCCGCAACCCTTCTACACCAAAAACGGCGAAACCCATTATTGGACAGACGAAGAGTATCACCGCCTGAGCGCACTGGCCGGGAAATACACCCTGGAAAGATTGCGCCGCACCCGCCTAGACTTGGACTCGCCCACAGGCAAGGATATCGAGCGCATCAAGACGGCGCTCGAAGAAGCAAGGGAGCGGGCACGCAAGGAGGTTCGGCGTGAAAAAGGGTAAACTCGCCATTCGCCTTCGCTCGGCGCAGAAGGTTCAGTTGCGCTGGCGTTTGCCGAACCACCACGGGGCGCAGGATTCGGTTTTCCGACGATTTGTCGATGCGCCCTACAAGGCGCATGAGAGACAAGAAAGCTAATTCACCCATTCATTTATGGGCTGCTGAGAGATCCTGCAACCATCGAATTCCGAAGCCCGCGCCCCAAGATTCCAGTTAGCGACAAGCAGTGATTTCGTACACCTCTCCTTTCGAAAACGCATCGTGAGGGACCGTACGTTTGCTGTTTGTTTTTCTTAGCGAGTTTAGCTCCAATAGAAAGCAGGTGACTGAACCGGCAAGCTGTCGCTGACGGAAACAGGTGCTCCAGTCCTTTCCGTATTGCTTTGCCCATTCAAGGCAGGGGTCACCGATCGCAAGAACCGCGGGAAGCTTTATTTTGGAATATGCCCGCGCTTCAAAAAATACAAGAGGAGTTACTATTCGCTTAAACAATTCCAGAATTTCGAGAAGTCCGTCCAAGTCCTTGAAAATAGGGCGGTCTTTAATGAAATCCTCCCATTCCGGTAGACGAATATCCTCTCCACAGTGCCGTTCAGTTCGCATGATGCGTCTCCTTCTGTAGTTTTGACTGCGAGAACCACGCCATTTATGTTCCTCCACAGTGACCATCATATCTACATGATATCATTCTATCTGCCCCATAGTCAAGTCTGTCGGAAGTTGGGCGACTCCGCGGGTCGAAGTCAACGCTAAGGGATGAATATGCTATCATCCAATTCGTCTGTCCTATCTGGGATAGCACCTCGCAGGGATGCGGATATGGGCATGGGGTCTAAACCATGGCTAACGGGGGTCCGTTTGTCAGGGGGAGTGTTTCATGGTGCACCGTAACTTGGCCTACCTCTTGTGTCAGTGCGTTGCCGTTATGCTCGCAGCAAGTGCGTGCGGGACAGGAGAACCCGCAACTGCAAGCTCTTCCGCTACCGCCGCCGCAGGGGGAGAAGTTGGCCCACAATCGGAATGGGACACGTGGTGGAATGCAAAACTGGCAGGTCGCCAGACCTTCACTTTGACCCCCGACATTCGTGCAAAGACTGCGGCATGGTTCGACGGTCGCTCCGATTGGCTAGAGAATGCAGCCCAAGAGCTTGAGTCTCCCGACTTGGCCAGCGTTGAGAGAATGGACCAGCTTCAGGCAGCCGACCTGACTGGGTTCGCTCGATCCATGCTGCCTCTGCGCGTCTTTGCAGCAGTGGAGCACCCTGCTTCCGGCGCCCTTACGCTCAGAGAGTTTCTGAGTGCGTTCGATTCCGTACCGGGGCACACCGCCCTTGTAGTTTGGCGTGCTGCACTTAATGACATGTGCATGGTTGACGTCAGCATAGGGGCGGCAGCGGATCGTGACCAAACATGGGGCAAATACGATCTCAAGCCAGGGAACGGCGGCACGTTCTCGCTTGTTTTTTCGCGCGAGAACGAGGTTCTTGTCCTGCACAAGGTGGGTGTATATGCGCGAAGTTCAGATGGCAAAGATCGCTCTGAAGACACCCTGCCTTCGTTTCTTGATGACCTCGTCGCTGAGTTGAAGGAGCGTCGTGAGCCTACTCCCGAGGCTGGTGCGAAAGCCCCGACTTCTCCAGAAGTTTCGGCCGTTCAACGTGGCAATTCGAGAACGCCAGTTCATCCTGAGCCGATTCAGGAGGTTGAGACGTGGTGGAAAGATAAGTTGGCACTCGGCACTTCTATGCCTGTAGATACAGCCAAGCCTGGTAACGATAAGAGTGTCACTATATCGCAGTTGTTTGATTCGACGGGCTCGCTTCCCTCGTTCGAGCTCTTGAACTGGTGCTGGGGGCCAGTTGAGAAAACCGATCCAGGGGACGCCTTAAAACCCCTGATGTCACTCAAACTGTACACATCTGTTGCGCATTCTTCCTCTGGTGTTCTCACATTGCAGGAGTTTCTGCACGGTCTTGAGATGGGGCCGAGCGACGGAAGCACGTCCTACCAGTGGCACCGCGGCCCTGACGGGATGGTCCTGCTGGATGCTGATCTGACGTTTCAGCCCGAAGGAGACGACCCCTGGAAAGAGTTCAGGGACGAACAGGGGCACGTCTACTTACTGCTTCTTTTTACGCACGAGGAACGGGCAATGGTTCTTCGCAAGGTCGCGCTCAAGTCACGGCCGGGCGACGAAATACCCCTGTCGTCCTTCCTTGATCACATGGTGATCCGGATCAAGAAATGGCAGGTCCTTCAGTTCAGGATGGAAAACGAGCATGATTCCGAGCGGCAGGGCGTGATTGAACTCCTCGACGGCCTGACATCATTCAAGGTCAAGGGCATCTATCTCGGAATGACAAAGCAAGACTTGATATCAGCATTGAACCCGCTGGTAGGGGCGGATGGCATTACTGTTCAAGAGGCGGTTGTTGCCGCGATGACAGTGCCCGATGCGGAGGAGGTTACATTAACTGAAATCGGGCTAGGCCGATTTATTCTCAAGTTTGGGCGGCTCCATACTTATCTCATAGGAGGATCTGTCACAGACAAATTCTTCAACTCCGGAGCCATGAATGTGGAGCAATTCGTACAATCCTTTGTGGATGCCTACAAGATCCCTGAAATGAAGAAGGAGTACGATCCTGATTCCTACGCAAGTTATTACGTGTATCGCGACCCACTAGGTTACGAGGTTCGGATTCTTGAGGACAAAGGCTTGATGGTAAGACCGTTGGAGAATGCGGGGAAACCCCAGTTCGACTAGGAGGGGCTAGTCAACTACCGGATACGCTAACTTACTCGACCGTTCCTCCGCGTATGAGCCGGAGGAACGGTCGCCTTGTTTAGCTTTCCACTACCCCCACTGACTCATCACTTCAAGCGCTTTCGCCTGATTCCGCTCGGCGTATATCTTGGTGACCTCAACATCGCTATGCCCGAGAATCAAGCTCGCGACTTCAAGGCCAAACTCTTCGCGCAGGTACGTAGCGGCGCTGTGGCGAAGGCGGTGCGGGTTCCACAGGGGTAGCTTGGCTGCGTTGCAGGCGTGGACGATGGCGTGTCGGAATGAGTTGTTGTCGTAGTGGTCACGGACCACGCGATCGCTCTTTCGTGGGGAGGGCAGTTGGTCCGGGCGGCGGTGCATCTTGCAGTTGGCTTTGCGCTCGGCCATGACTTCTCTCGGGTTAAAGATGTACGCGTCACCGGGGCGGTTCACGAGGTACGGACGCAGGATGGCTTGGGCCTTGGGACCGAAGTAGAGGATGCGGGGCTTGCCGCGCCACGCGCCTTTGTGCTTCCTGGAGATATCGACGGTCCAGACGTTAACGGTAATCGGCTCGCCGTTCTTGCCCTTGAAGGTCTTTGGAGTGCGGTCGAGGTCGTTGGGGGTAAGGTCGAGGAATTCGCCCGAGCGGGCGCCAATGAGCAGTTGTAGCTCGACCATGTTCGCGATGGTGCGAGGCATGTATTTCTTGGTGGCTTCGAGAAGCTCTTGTGAGACCGGCTGAATGTCTTTCCGCTCGGGCGCTACGATTACCTTGCCGTTGGGCATCTTGATTCCGCGGCATTTGTGGATGGTCTCGACGGCGGTGAGGGCCTGCCACGTTTCCACGGGGCAGAACTTCCGAGCGACTCCCCACTTGAACGCCCGCACCAAATACTGCTGGTAGGAATTGACGGTCTTTCGGAAATACCCCGCCGCCACCCAATCCCGCTGCACTTCCAGGAGCATGAGGGTATCGAATTCCTGGGGCGGCAAGTGCCCGTATCGTTTCAACGCCTGTTGAACGATCAGCACCGTGTTATGCGAGGAAGTAACCTTGCCGTCCGGCCTGCGGTAGTACGCTTCCGAGTAGGCCACCCAGGCATCGATCATGTCCTTGAGCGTGGCGCAGCCATTGTTGGACTCGCGGATGCCGGCGCGGCGCTCCCGCTCTTCGAGGAACTTCTTCTGCTCGCGCACGGCGGTAAGCAGATCGGTCGTTTCCATCGACTTCTGCTGGCGCTTGCCATCATCACCGCGGTAGACGCAGTACCAGATTTTATTTTCGCGCTGGACGAGATTTTGGGGCTTCTTGGAGGCTTTTCGCGTGCTCAT